TCAATCAGTGTCGCCATGGGGGCTCTCTCCTTTCGTGTCGGCGGTGCAGAGCATGCCGCACCTGATCTTGCCGTTGCCCGGCACGCGCTCCTGCGAGCTGCCGGGATAGTCCGGCCACCAGTTCTCATCGTCGACCCAGCCGGTGTCGTTGCAGTGGACGCAGGGCTGCGCGGCGATGCTCCCGATTGTGGTGGCGAACGTGATGATCGCTGCGGCGAACGAACGCTCCCAATCGCTGACCGGGTGGTCGCTCGACGCCAGCCATTCGCGGACTAGGTCGACCGCCTTTTCCTCCGCCGATCGATCCGGCCTCGGGTCGCCCATCTCGAAGACGAAGGGCCCCGACCAAACCTTCGCCGGGATACCCGTCAGGCCGAGCTTCGCGGCGCGCTTGGCCATGCACGTCACGCACAGCAAGCCGCCTTCGTGACCGGTCGGACTGATCTTCGCCCATGTCTCGTGGGGGACGGCCGCCTCCACCCATTCAGGGCTGCTGTAAGGGCACCCGCAATCGTAGCAGCCGACACGATCCGCGGGGCGGGTGTAGGAGCGCCGAGCAGCATCACGCATCCGAGTACGCACCCACTCGTTGACCGTCATTCCTCCGTCACCACTGGATGCCAGTTCCTGCAGTTCACGCTCCAGCGCCGCGCGCAGATCGATCTCACTGTTCATGGGTGGTGTCCTTGTCGAAGGCCGCGCGGTGCTGCGCAAGCCTGGGCAATCCCGATTCATCGATCAGGTGAGGCGGGGCGAAATCGTCGTTGAGACAATGCGGCAGCGCGTCGGCGGAGAGAGCCCCGCAGCTCACGCACCCGCAATTGCCGGAGCAGTACGGACGCTGCGGAAAGCCGTCGGCGCATACAACCTCGCGGCTGCGGAAAGAGCGGCACCGCGTTGGCGTGTTCGCGTCAATCACAGCCGCCACCCCCGCCACAACTCGATGCCGACGAACAGCTATTGCTCGACGATGCCGAGCAGCTGTTGCAGCTGCCGCCGCCGTAGCTGGACGACGACGCGGCATGATCGGCGCTGTGCGAGGCCGGTATGTCCGACAGCGCGATAATGGCCGCGCGCGTGGCGACGCTGTCGTCGCTGCTCGCCTGGACGCTGCGGCGCCCCGCGCCAGCGCCTCCGGCCGCCGGGGACGTCGGCCGTGCCGACGGGGTGATCGGCGGCTCGGGGCGCCGGCGGCGGAACCATCCAAACAGTCTCATCTCTCATGTCCTCCGATGAAAATCACACCACCGCCCGGCCGATGGCCCAGCAGATGACGACCATGGCCACCCCGACCAGCGCAGGCCCCAGCCGCAGCTTCGCCTCGTAGATGGCGCTCTGCAGCCGCGGGTGGCGGCGCAGGAACTTGTCGAGCCAGGCGAACGGCGCGATCACCACGGCCATCGCGCCGGCGAGCGCCGCCAGCATCGCGACGAAGATCGCCAGTCCGGCGAGGATCTCGACGATGAAGGTCGCCAAGGACTCAAGCATTGCGCGGTTTCCGCCATGCGGCGATGCCGGCGACGATCAGCCGTGCCGCCTGGTCGTGCGGCATGTAGCCGGCGCCGTAGGTCTCGCCCGTCCAGGGGACCTCGATCCACCACTCGCGGCCGGAGAACCAATCCTCCCTCGGGCCGATGTGCAGCTGCCACTCCTCGCCGCGCGCGCGGAAATAGAATGGCTGGCCGTCGACCGACCCCTCCGCCTGGACGGGGCAGTAGCCGCCGATGCTGGCGATCTCGATGTCGGCGCGCGCCGCCATGGCGATGGCGTCGTCGAGTTGGGTTTCGTCGGTGGTCGTCATGCTGCCGCCTCGGACAGGGGAAACAGCGCCCGGCTGGCAGCCGTGTCCCAAGTGAACCAGCGCGCGACATAGGTGAGCGCTTCGCCGGTTAGGGTAGGGACAGGCTCATTCGATGTGCCGTTAATTCGCGGCGGGTCGACGTCGAGAGCGTGATGCAGCTGTTGGATGAGATCATAGGGATAGATCTTCGTTCCGAGATCCGGGCGAAGGTACATGAACTGGCTCTTCCGGTTTTCCGGAAGTGGGTGGCGACACGCATAGGCAGGAAAGAACCGCCCAAAGCCCGCCGAATCGTACGGGCTGGTGAAGACGCGTTCGTTGCACATGAGCCATTCTTCGAACGGACGGCAGACGCTATCCCGCATCAGCGCGGTGTAAGTGGTGTCATGCTCTTCGCACCAATCCAGCCCGAACCGCGCCAGATATTTGTAGAGCGACCAGAGGCGATCGATCGGATCGCGAACGACACCAACCTTCTTCCAGCGGTCATAGCCATGCGGCACGCCATCGGCTTCCATGTGCCGGTAAAGCATCATCGACCGCGGATAGCGCTGCTCGATCGCGCGCTTGAGAGAGCGCGTCCCGGTGCGCGGGACGAGAATGACAATGGTTTCGATTTCGGGGATGAGGATCATGCCGCTGCCCTCCACATAATAGGTTGCTGGTCGCGCGGGATGCGGTGCAGGCCCCGCGCCATCGGATGCTTGGGGGCGCCGTCCTTCGTCTTCCCCCAGCACCACAGGTCGGAGCGAACGCGTGCCAAGTGGCCGGCGGCTTCCTGCAGATGGCGCACGCGCTCATCGAGGTTGTCCGTCCACGCTTCGACGCGGGCGCGCGCGTTGCGGATCGCCCAGCGGACGACCTCGGCGCGGTCGGTCGAGAAAGTATTCTCGTACATCATCCGCCCGTCGTGGGTGACGTTCGGCCATTCCAGCTTCTCGCAGGCGCATTCGATGATGGCCGCGCCGTCATAGGTGTAGACGGTGATCGACCGCTCGAAGGTATCAGGCTGGTCGAGCAGCTCCTTCAGCTTCGCAGGATCAGCGTCGAACTCCGCCTGGTAACGGGCCAAGTCCTCATTCACCGACCAACCGCGCTCCGGGCGGTAAGGCTTTTCGACGCCGCCCATGTGATTGATCACGATGATATCGTGGGTGAAGCCGGAGCCAATGCAGACGCCCTCACCCGGCACGAGCTGCACGAAGTGGCGGATCCGGTAATGATCCTTGATCGCTTTCCAGCCCATCAGGCGGCACTCCCCAGATTGTCGATGTTGCCGCGCTCGACGCGGAAGGTGAGGGCGACGACCCACGGGTTGGCATCCCAGGCATCGGCGCCGTGGAGGCTGTTCCAGAGGTGACGGTAGGCTGCCGGGGGAGATAGCCACAGGTTCTCGTGATGCGGCTCCGGCCAGCGCCAGAACTCTTCGATCGCGTTCGACGCGAGCGCCAAGCCTTCGGCGATCGCATCTTCGCGGCTGATGTCCTGCAGCGGCTGGCACCGCACATCGTCGACGATCAGCGTGACGCGCGACGCCCAGCGCGGCATGTGCATGGCCTGCCGGTGCCTGCCGCGGCGGGTGCCGTCGGCTTCCGCCCAGTTCAGCGTCGCGTCGTCGGCGATGTAGAGCACCGGCTCATCGCCGCCCATTTCGGCAGGCGCCAGGTCGTCATAGGCTGGCGTGCTGCGCCAGTGCTCGCGGACGTAGAGCCGATCGCCCGGCTGATAGGCGGCGGCGACGCAGGTCCCGGTGGTCTGGTGCCAGATGCCAACCAGTTCGGGAACGGACTGGCGTGCGCCATCCTTGCCGATGGTGAAGCAGCCGGCCCCGCCGTGCGTGGTCGCCTCCCATCCACCCATGTCGGGACGCTCGTAGATCGGGCCGCCGCTATGAGTTTTGGTCGGAAGCTTGATCACCCGCCGAGTCTGCGTCTTGCGCCCGGCCAGCAGCGCGCGCACCATCGGCGCGGAGAAGATGATGGGGCGATCCATCAGTTCGATTCCCGCGCAGCCACGATCTTGCCGCCGGCGACGTCAACGCCGCGATCCGTCAGGGCCTTCGTCCACAGCGCGCGCATCTCGTCGGAACAGTGCGCCATGGCATCGATCCACGTCGGTGCCCGGCCGTGTTCCGCCTGGAAGCGGATGCTGTAAAAGATGCTCTGCGCGTTGTGCGGAAGGTGCGGCTCATGCGCGGTGGCGCAGGTCTCGCACGCTCCCTCGCGCGCAGGCATCATGAACATAGAGCCTGCGGGCTGACCGTTCTGATCCTGCATAGGAAGCTGAATTGGCTTGCGCATCAAACGGCCCTCCTCATGAACTTCTCTTTCCATGCGATCTTGAGCGCGCCGATGACGCGTTCGCCTGGCCGAATGGTGAAACCGAAATCCCGCTCGACGGCGGGGCCGCCGATCAACGACGACAGGATCCTGAAACCGCCCGGCATCGGCTCGAGGCGATCCTCCTGGCCGCGAAGGTGCGGGCATACCGTGAGCGCGAAGTCCGCGCATCGGCGGTGCACCGGCGCCTCAGTCGTCATGAACCAGCCTTCGCGGACCTCGCCGAGTTGGAACCACCAGCGATCCCCTTCGGGCGTCTTCTCACCGCAGACGGTGCAGCGCATCTCCGCGATCGAGCGGCGCTGGCGCACCTGATGCGGCTTGGCAAAGATCGGGCGGCCGACCCCGGGCGTGTGTGGCATCCACATCGCCCGGCGCATTCCAACCCAACGGCAAGGCCGGATTTCGTAGTGCTCTTCCGACGACCAGCTGGCGTTCCAAGGGACGGCGATGTTCATGCCGGCACCCCGTTGTGCTCGACCCCGTCCAGCAGGCGGCCGGCAACCTTCTTGTCGACCGGCGAGACGCGAACGACCCGCTCCCCGTGGAAGCCCTGACCGCCCGCGAGGTTGAGCCACTGACCATTCGGCGTGGCGCGCTCGACCTCGCCGCACCGGCGCCAGTCCGGATCCTCGGCGTCGCGGTCGTAGACCGGCTTCCAGTTGCCCCACTGCTTGAAGAAATAGGCGATGCCGTTCGCCGCGCAGAAGTCGCGCGTCGCACGCTGCCAATCGGGATGGTTCGGCCGCGCGCGCGGGCCGCTCTCGCCGCCTCCGATGATCTGCTGCACGAACTCCCAGCCCGCCCAGTCGACGGGGCCGAGCGCCGGCTCATAGCTGACGAAGCGAACGGCGGCGGGCGTGTCGCGGAAGGCTTCGCGCCGCTCGTCCGCGCGCTGCTGATCCTCGACGCTGGTGCCCAGCCAGACGTTGGGCAGAGGGAAGCCGGGGTTGGTCGCGCCGAAAAGGCGCCGATGATCATCGTTGGCACTGGGAAGCAGCCAAGCCTCAACCTCTTGCTGCGTGATCCGCAGCGTGCCTGGCTTGTTGGCCTTCGACCAAGCTGTGAGGTGATGATCACCCGAGCGCGAGGCGAAATAATCCCGCATCCGTTCCGGCCGCTTCGTGAGGATCATGTGGGTGTGCTGCGGCGTCAGCGCGCAGACGGCGAACACGCGGTCGATCCATTCGTCGGGCACCTTCTCGTGGAACAGGTCGCCATGCGCGTTCCAGAAGATGCGGCGCGGGCGCTTCCACGCCAGCGGCTGCAGCAGCGCCGGCTCGTGCAGGCTCACCTCGCCCGTCCAGCGCGGCCCCTTGCTGGTCATCTCGGCCAGGCCGATCCGGCTGGGGTGATCGCGCAGGCGGGTGGCAGCTAGGCGCTCGGCGTAGCAGCCGCCGAACGGGCCCGGCCCGCCGCAGCCCGGCGAAACCCGGGTGCAGCCGTTGACGGCGTTCACCGTTGCATCGGCCCATTCGATCTTCGTGCCGTCAGCCATTCAACCCTCCAACGATAACCACCGCCTCGCCGCCGCCGATCGCGGCCAGCGCGGCATCGAGCGCGGCGCCCGGCGTCTCGGCCAGCTTCGGCACGGCGCCCGGCGCGAGGGACCAGCAATGCGCCGGCGCCGGCGTGCAGGGGCGGATGTAGATGCGCGGCCGCGCGTCGGCCCGCTCGCGGATGTGGTGTTTCATGCTGCCAACCTTCGTTCTTTTTCAGCCATCAACTGGCCGAACCGTTCGATCACGTGCCGGCCAGTGGGGAATCGATCGTCGAGATTGTGCCGAAGAAGGATCGAGCGCCGCGCGCCAGCGATCAGCTTCGCCTCGTCCATGGTCGGCATGCGCTGCGGCCAGCCCTTCACGTACCTCAGGCCAGCCGGCATCCCTTCCTCGATCGAACGGCGGCGCTCCGCATCACGCTTGCCGCGGGCGAGGTCTGACGCGAGGCTGGGGGGCAGAAGATCGGGGGCGACATCGCCAAGCCAGCGATCGGGCTGGAATGAGAATGTGCTGTTCGCTTCCATCTCGACCAGGTGCAGATAAAGGGCGCGGTTACCGACAGCGCTTGCAGCAGCGCGAAGGTCACCGATGCTGGCGAGGACGCAGAAGGCGCACGAAAGCCGGCTCGAACCGTGGGCGGTGTAAGCCTCGTGAAGCTCGAGCCCATGGCGTGCGTGGCAGGAGAAAATTTCCTCGGCCGACCACTCCACGCCCGGATGCCACAGCATCATGCGGGTGCCGTGCCTGTTGCCGAGCTCGGCATAACGATTGTCTGCCTTGCTGATCGGGGTTGCCTTGCGGCCTGTGCTCTCTTCGCGCCTGATCCCGACGACCTGAACGATGGTCTCACCGCGCAGTGTGCGCGAGAGGTGCGGGCCGATCACCTGCGCCTTGAGCTCGGACGTGCAGAAGCGCTTGTTCGCCTGGCTCCACGGACCAATGAGATTGTAGGTCGACAGATCCTCGTATCGCGCTTTCCCGTTGCGGAAGCGGACCTCCCAACGATCCACCAGATCGCCAGCAGCGCGGCGAACGATCGTCAGGGGCAGGCCGAGGGCGGCGGCCGTCCGCTCGACCACGCCTGGCGTGGACTGCCATTCCGCTCGACCGAGGTCTGCATGGATGGCGATGCGCCGCTCACGCGGATGACCGGCAGCATCGAGGTGCCGCATGGCCGCCAGAGACAGCGCGGCGCTATCCTTGCCACCGGAGAGGCTGAAGGCGAACCACGCCCCCTGTGCGATTGCGGCATTGACCGTGTCGTCGACTGCGACAGCGTCCAGCGCGCGGCGCGGCGCGAACATATCTGGCTGAGCGAGCATTACGCGGCCATCCCTTGAAGTTGAGGAAAGCGCGGCCGGTTCGCCGCGACCAGTGCGCGGGCTACGTCCGGGCAGACGCTGTTGCCGATGGCGCGGATCTGCGCGGCCTTGGGCAGCGGGGCGTGGACGAGCTTGCCGCGGATCATGCGCGGCACGACGGGATCGAGCACATAGCTGTCAGGGAAGCCCTGCGCCCGGGCCAACTCGCGCGGCGTCAGCATGCGCAGGCCGATGTCGACGATCACATAGGTGACCGCGTCGATCGTCACCGTGACGACGGCGAAGCGCTCGCGCGTGGTGACGGTGGCGAGGGGCTCGTCGACGCGGTGCGCGCCTGTCTCGCTGCCATAATATTTGATTATGAACGCAGCGACGCGGACGGCCTTCGTCATCAACTCGGGCGGCAGCGCGCCCTCTTCGATCAACGTCGTCTCGACGATGCGCTGCGTGCAGCCCTTGCCGACGATCGTGCTAAGCGGCTTTCGCGCGTCGTGCCCGACCATGCCGGTGTTCGCCTGCTCGATGTGCGCAGCGACCACGGCGCGATGTCCGCCGCCTTTGCCGCCGCCGGTGCGGATCGTGGGCAGCGGCTGCAGCGGGTCACCTGCAGCGCCGCGCTTATCGCTGCCATTGTAGCTGGAGAGGAACGCCGTCACCGCCGCGGTCTTCCCGCCGCCGCCGGCAGTGGTCGCCGGCGCGGGCTGGTCGGCGGCAGCACCGACCGAGTTGCCAAACTGGCGATCGAGATGTGCGGCGACCAGCTGGGTCTCGACGACCGAATGCTTGCCGCCGGTCGCGATCGTCGAGAGCGGTGCGGCGAGGTCCTGCTCGCGCGGCTTCTCGCCCGGCCGGCGCTCGCCGTTCTGCAGCGGCGCCATCGCCGCGGCGACGATCGTGCCATCGGCTTTCGACGTGATGGTCGCCGCTGGCCCGGTGACGGACATAGGCGGGCTCTGACCGCGACGGCCGCCAACACCGACCAACGTAGCCCCGACCACGCCCAACGGCGTCGCGCCGGCGTCCCGCGCGCTGTCGCCGTTGCTGGTCACCGTCGGCAGCGGCGCGCCCATGTCGGAGCCGACCGAGCCGGTGTGAAACTTGGTGATGTGCGGGGCGAGCTGCACCTGCGAGAGCGCGAACTCTCCGCCGTTGGCGGTGGTGATCGTGCGGAGCGGCTCGGCCACGTCGTGCGCGCGCAGGTCTCCGCCATGGGTGACGGGGATGATGGTGCCGTCGACCACGCCATATTCCGGTTGCGTCGTGCTGGTGCGCAGGGGCTCATCAGGATCAAAGACGCGGCTGGCTCGCGTGTTCGTGAAGGCCGTGCCGACGATGAACGGCCGCGCCGCATTGACGACGTAGCGCATGACGCCATGCGCGATCCGCCGCTTGGTCGCGTCCTTCAGCTCGCGAATCCTGTCGAAGATCGACGGGCACCTGATCGACCAGTCGATGCATTCGGCCGCCGTCCGCCACGGCAGCATCCGCCCGGCCGCGATCTGGCGCGCGTCGTTGTCGTTCGCCGGGTTGCCGTGCGTGCGCGCCGGCCACGTGACCGGTTCGCCATCGCGACGCATGATGATGTAGAGCCGCTTGCGCGAGGTCGGCGCGCCATAGTCGCAGGCACGCAGCTCGCGCCAGTCGATGCGATAGCCCAGCCGCTTGATGGTCTTCACCCAGCGGCGGAACTCATAGCCCCGCATCTCCTTGATGATGTGGCCGGTCTCGGGATCGAGCGGGCCCCACTGCTGGAACTCCTCCACATTCTCGACGAAGCCGACGAGCGGGCGGGTGTCCTTCAGCCAGTTGACCACCTCCCATGCGAGGTGGCGGATGTGGCGATCCTTGACCGGGCCGCCCTTCGCCTTGCTGTGTTCCTTGCAGTCGGGGGAAAACCAGGCGCCGCCGACCGGCCGGTGACGCGTCGCCGCGAGCGGCCACACTGCGCGGATGTCGTTGCAGTGATGCTCGGTGCCCGGGTGGTTGGCGGCGTGGATCGCGATGGCGATCGGATCATGGTTGATCGCGATATCGACCTCACGCCCGATGGCCTGGGCGATGCCGGTGGATGCGCCACCGCCGCCGGCGAAGCCGTCGATGAAGAGCCATGCGGGATCGAAGGCCATCAGCGCCCTCCCTTGAATGCGTCGGTGAACGCCGTCGCCGTCACGTCGGCGATGGAGCAGGCGGTGAGCATGCCGCCGATGATGCGCTCGGCGCGCGAGGGCTTGCGGGCGCGGTCGACGAGCGTGCGCGCGACGCGCAGGGCGAGGGTGGCGCGCTGCATTACATCGCCTCTTTCGCGCTCGGCTGCGTGCCAGGCGGCTGCGCGGGCTGGCCCTGCTTCCAGTACCGACCCTCCGGCCCGCAGGTGTCCGCGCCGAACCAGCGCCAGATGCGGGACCGCTCGAACTCTGCGGTGCGGGCATCGCCCGTAACCCCATGAACCACAGAGCGCCGCGAGCGCCGGAGGCAGTTGCGTGCGGGCATGCCATCGTGCAGCCTGCGTGCGAGCAGCGTGACGCAGTGCTGGCAGGTGGCGCAGGTCGGCGCCGCGGCCCGGGCGCCAATGGATTTTCCTGGCATTTCGGGCATCAGGCGTCCTCCCCGCATCCGCGACCGACCAGCTCACCGTTGTCGCCGGCGGTGAAGTCCTGCCAGTGCACCCAGCCGGCTTTCGTGCAGTGGAAGCCCCATTCGCGCAGGCGCGGGCCGGTGATGAACAGGGTGACCGCACGCTCGCCCGGCAGCACCTCGAGGCGGTGCGCCTGGCGGGCGCGGCGGAAGACGAAGGAGCCTGCCGCGCGCTCGGCACGGTGCTCGATACCGCCGGCGGCGATGGTGTGTTCGATGTAGCGCCCGGCCAGCACGACCGAGACGTTCCACCAGGGGTGGTCGTGCAGCGCGCGATCGTCATCCGACCGGAGCACGTCATGCAGGTAGAGGTTGAAGAAGCGGTTGCGCGGGATGATCCACCAGCGCCGCAGGTAAGGCCGCTCAGCCTCACCGATGACGAGGTCGGGCACGCGGCGCGACATGGTGCGTTCCGCCCAGCGGGGGAGCCTGATCCCACCCATCACGCGCGCGCCCTCTTCTGGCCGGCGGGCTGGATCGCAGCCCACACGATGGCCTTGCGGCCGCTCGCGTTGGCGCGGCGTTCGTGCGTGTCGCGGATCAGGCCGAGTGCGAAGAGCTCGGTGATGCGAGGCCGGATCGACAGGACGGGCAGCCCGACCTTGCCGGCCACCTCATCGGCGGTCAGGCCGTTGCTCGCTTCCAGTGCCGCGAGCGCGCGATCGCGGAAGATCTTCGCCCGCGGCGCGATGTCGGCGGCGGCGGCGCGGGAGGTGTCGCGCGCGCTGGCGCCCGGCGCGGGCGCCTGTCGGAGCAGGTCGGTCATGGCTTCCTCTTCTTTCGCGAGGGATCGGTGAGCAGCGAGCCGTCGGCGTTGACGACGATGCGGAAGCCGCCCGGGGTGAGGACGAAGACGCGGTTGCCGGGGCGGCGCTCGATGATCGCGCAGCTGGCCTCGACCATCGGGTATTCGCCGCCGATCGGGATCCAGAACTCGCGCGCGGTGCCGCGGCGCATCACCGTCATCGTCTCGAAGCTGTCGATGTCGTAGCCGAACCGCACCGCCGAGACGCGCTGGTTTCGCGTGAAGCGGTCGCCCGGCGGTATGACGCCGTCCCAGTGGCCGATCTTCGACGGGGCGGTGACGCGCATCATAGCGCGCGCTCGATGCTGCGGACCCAGCGGCGGGCGTCTTCCTCGGCTGCGGCGCGGGTGGCGTAGGGCAGATAGAGACTGCGCCCGCCGTGCCCGACCTCGAACATGCCGTAGCCGGTGGGGCGGACCAGCCGCTCGGCGCCGTGCCGGCGCGCGAACTCGCGGATCTCGGTGTTGGTCGCCTTCACCGGCGGCCTCCCGCGATCAGCGCGGTGACGCCCTGGGCGAGGATGAGGGTGACGACGAACAGGCCGATCAGGATGCCGGCGGTGGTTAGGATGTCGGCGATGCTCATGACACCTGCACCTTCCGATACGCGACGATATCGAACTTGCCGGTCTCATGACGCCAAGCGGCGGGATCGAACTCGCAGGCATCGCCGCGGGCGGTGATGCCGTCGCGATAGCGCACCTCAACGTAGACATGGCCGAGGGGACATGCGCCGCCTCCCCAGTCTTTCCATTGCGCCGCGGGCACGGCTTCCTCGCGCGCCGCGAGCATGGCGTCGGCCACTTCATAGAGGTTCTTCGAGGTCCGGAGCAGATCGACGGGGTCTGCCGGGAAGCTGATAAGATTCATCCGCCCGGCCAACGCCTGACCGGCAAACCAATCGCGCAGCGTCATGCCCGGCCGGCCTTCATAGGCGTTGCAGTCGCCCGGCACTTCCGGGAACGCGCTCGGGTTGTCCGGCGCGCTCACGACAGCACCGCCCGGAGCATCTGCCCCACGAAATAAAGCAGCGCGAACGCCGCCAGAGCGTAGCAGAGGCGCGCGGTCAGCCGGTCATGCCGCGCTGCGATCGGATCGGACGGCTGGATAAGCCGGCGCTGGGCGGGCGGCTCGCGCCATCCCGTGCGGTTGTAGCTGCTGGACATGTTGCGCCTCCCGTTGTTCACGAGAGGAAATTTGCGCTACATGCAAATTCCCGTCAAGCGCAAATTTGCGTTACGTGCAAATTATCCGCATCAGATGCAAATCAGATGTCCCAGCCAGCCGGAGGGGTTTGGTCGATATCGTCAAAATCCGCCGGCGCAGCGGCGGGCCGCCTCGCCGGCAGGGAAGGGGAGGCGCCATCGAACGCGCAGCGCACGATCGCGCCCCATTGCGTCGGCGCCTGGAAGATCGTGCGGACCTCGCGCCCGGCCTTGATGATGCCGCCGATGTAGGGCGCGCGCTCGGCGGTGATGTAGCCGATCTGGATATTGTCGGCAGTGAACACGGCCACCGCGCGCTCGTCGGCGGGGTTCTTCGGCTCGGGCCGCAGCTCGATCGGGTCGCCGGGGCGGCACATGGCGATGCCGAAGGCGCGGGTGGGGCCGCGCTTGTTGGGGTATTGCGCACCGACGACGGCGAGGCTCAGCTCGCGGGGCACGGCCTGGCCTAGAACAGGTTCTTGATGCGATCGGCCATGAGGACAAGGCCGCCGATCACGGCAACGCCGGTGGTCAGCACGCTGACAATGAAGCCCTTGCTGGGCAGGTGCGCGACGTGCGCCGTAAGGGTTGCGAGGTCTTTCGGAACATCGGCAAGGCTCTTCAGATCCTCGCGGACGTGCTCCATATGAGCCTCGAGCTTGATGATGCGACCTTCCATATCGCCACCACTACCACCGCCCCGAACGGGTGGCAATTTCGGTGGATCGCCGCCATCTATCCCCGCGTTGACCTTGTCGAGCAGCTCTTGGAATCTCGGATCAAGCTGCATCGCCGGCAACCTCCCTTGCCTTGAAGATCAGCTGATATCGATGATGATCGAGCAACTCCATTCTCAGGCGGATGTCGTCCATCTGTTTGAGAAGGTCTTCCTGATCCTCGCGAACGACCGCGACCAATGCGTTGAGCAGGTGCCGCATCATCTGATCGATCTCGCCGTACGCCGCCGCGCTTTCTTCGAGCGAGAATTTCAACTGCCGCTGCAGCAGCTCCACCTTCGCGGCCATTTCGTCCTCGGGCGGCGGTGCGTCTGCCGGATCATTATCGTCGCTCACACGCGCCTCCCCACCCAGATGATGCGCCCGAAGATGTAGAGATCCTCGGCATCGACCTCCTGATTCTCGACGTTCGGATTGTCGGAGATCACGAGCACACGCGTCCGGCCGATCGTCCGCAGTCGCTTGATCGCGCCGGCGCCGTGGATCGAGCATGCCCAGATGCGATCCTGCTGGTTGAGCTGGCGCTGCAGCGTGTCGATAAGCACCATGTCGCTGTCGAGCAGCGTCGGCATCATGCTGTCACCCTCGCCGCTGGCGACGTAGAGCCGTTCCGGCGGCGAGCGCGTGATGGTGCGCAGCACGTTCGGATCGAACTGCAGCTGGCCGGTCTCGGGGAAATCCTCAAGCGATGAGCCCGGCCCCATCGCATAGGCCATCTCGATTCTGGTCAGGTAGACCGGCCCGTCTTCGTCGGCCGCGCCCTTCACTGGTGGGATGTCGGGGGCAAGAGCGCGCGGCGCCGGGGGACGCGCCTCGCTGAAGAAGTCGCTGACTTGGCACTGATACGCCGCGGCAATCTCCGCGAACCGCTTGGTGGGGATATTGGTATCGCCGATCTCCCACCGCGACACGGTGCTTATCGCAACGTCGAGCTTGGCGGCTATCTCTTCCAGCGTGAGCCCGTTGGCTTCCCGGATCTGTGAGAGGCGAATGATCATGTTCGCGGGATTTTGCACGACGCGCAAACCGCCACCATAGCACCACGTGCAAAATGGCCCTTGACCGCGGTTTGCATGTGGCGCAAATATTTGCGTATGACGCTAGCCGAGTATCTCGCCCAGCCGGGGCGCACCGCGACTGAACTGGCGCAAGCGACCGGTTCGGCAGTCTCAACGATCACGCGCGCGGCGCGGGGTGAGATCATCCCGTCGCGCGATCTGATGATCAAGCTCTTCGAGGCGACGGATGGGGCGGTGACGCCCAATGACATCTTCGGCATCGTCAGCAAAGCTCCCAAGGTGGAGATGTGCAGCCTCTGCGAGCGCCGCACCGATGATCCCTGCGTCAACAGCTGCACGGCTGCCGACTGCCCGAACGCCGTGAAGGTCGCGGCGTGATCCTCTCCATTCCCCAGGTCCGCTCCGGCGGATGGCGCGCACGGGCGGCGTTGCCGCCCCTTCCGATGACTGCCCGTGCGCGCCTTTCTTCTTCCGCAGGCTCTAGCCGATGACCGATCCGCAGATCAGCAGCCGCAACAGGGTTGTTTCCGCTTCTTCGCTGATTGAGGCCGCCGCCTGCGCTCTCTCCGCGATCAAGGATGAGGACGGCCTTACCGATGCGGAGCTCGGCGCCGTTCTGCATCGCGGTGCCGACCAGGCGCAGCGGTACCGCACCGGCCTGGCCGAGATGGGTATGATCGCATTCCTGCGCGCCTGCTCAGCGTGGAACGGACGGTTCGCCGCAGAGATCGTAGGCAAGCTTGATCTCAAGCTGTCGCGCGTAGGCGCAGGTTCGCGGTCGGCACGCGGGTTCGCATCGCTGCTCGCCAGGTTGCAGGTTGCAGTTAACGCCGCTCTCGAAAATGACGACGAGATCGACGGCGACGAGTTGCGGTCGATGCTCGCGCTGCTCGACGAGACCCGGAGCGAGATCGAGGCGATGCAGGCGGGATCGTCGACGCTGCGGGCGGTGGCCTGATGCAGCGCGAGCAGCCTTTCGTGGAGACCGGATAACCGGCGGCCGGGCCCGCCGACCAACCAGATCGAACCGCGCGCCCGGTGATTCCGGGAGCGCTTTCGCATGCCCGACGCGCACCGGGCTCCTTCGTGTGCAAGTGAAGGGTAGATCAGATGAGCATTTGGATTGATGGGAGGCCGGTCTCCGCGGATTGGAAGCCGGCCCGGGGCGTGACCAGCGTCGGCGATGTCCGCCTCCATAGCGGCGCCACGCTCACCCTGCCTGAGGGCGTGACCAGCGTCGGCGATGTCCGCCTCCATAGCGGCGCCACGCTCACCCTGCTTGAGGGCGTGACCAGCGTCGGCTATGTCAGCCTCGATAGCGGCGCCACGCTCACCCTGCCTGAGGGCGTGACCAGCGTCGGCTATGTCCGCCTCGATAGCGGCGCCACGCTCACCCTGCCTGAGGGCGTGACCAGCGTCGGCAATCTCAGCCTCTATAGCGGCGCCACGCTCACCCTGCTTGAGGGCGTGACCAGCGTCGGCGATGTCAGCCTCGATAGCGGCGCCACGCTCACCCTGCCTGAGGGCGTGACCAGCGTCGGCTATGTCAGCCTCTATAGCGGCGCCACGCTCACCCTGCCTGAGGGCGTGACCAGCGTCGGCTATGTCAGCCTCGATAGCGGCGCCACGCTCACCCTGCCTGAGGGCGTGACCAGCGTCGGCTATGTCCGCCTCGATAGCGGCGCCACGCTCACCCTGCCTGAGGGCGTGACCAGCGTCGGCAATCTCAGCCTCTATAGCGGCGCCACGCTCACCCTGCTTGAGGGCGTGACCAGCGTCGGCGATGTCAGCCTCGATAGCGGCGCCACGCTCACCCTGCCTGAGGGCGTGACCAGCGTCGGCTATGTCCGCCTCGATAGCGGCGCCACGCTCACCCTGCCTGAGGGCGTGACCAGCGTCGGCAATCTCAGCCTCTATAGCGGCGCCACGCTCACCCTGCTTGAGGGCGTGACCAGCGTCGGCGATGTCAGCCTCGATAGCGGCGCCACGCTCACCCTGCCTGAGGGCGTGACCAGCGTCGGCTATGTCCGCCTCGATAGCGGCGCCACGCTCACCCTGCCTGAGGGCGTGACCAGCGTCGGCAATCTCAGCCTCTATAGCGGCGCCACGCTCACCCTGCTTGAGGGCGTGACCAGCGTCGGCGATGTCAGCCTCGATAGCGGCGCCACGCTCACCCTGCCTGAGGGCGTGACCAGCGTCGGCTATGTCAGCCTCGATAGCGGCGCCACGCTCACCCTGCCTGAGGGCGTGACCAGCGTCGGCTATGTCAGCCTCGATAGCGGCGCCACGCTCACCCTGCCTGAGGGCGTGACCAGCGTCGGCTATGTCAGCCTCGATAGCGGCGCCACGCTCACCCTGCCTGAGGGCGTGACCAGCGTCGGCTATGTCAGCCTCGATAGCGGCGCCACGCTCACCCTGCCTGAGGGCGTGACCAGCGTCGGCTATGTCAGCCTCGATAGCGGCGCCACGCTCACCCTGCCTGAGGGCGTGACCAGCGTCGGCTATGTCAGCCTCGATAGCGGCGCCACGCTCACCCTGCCTGAGGGCGTGACCAGCGTCGGCTATGTCAGCCTCGATAGCGGCGCCACGCTCACCCTGCCTGAGGGCGTGACCAGCGTCGGCTATGTCAGCCTCGATAGCGGCGCCACGCTCACCCTGCCTGAGGGCGTGACCAGCGTCGGCTATGTCAGCCTCGATAGCGGCGCCACGCTCACCCTGCCTGAGGGCGTGACCAGCGTCGGCTATGTCAGCCTCGATAGCGGCGCCACGCTCACCCTGCCTGAGGGCGTGACCAGCGTCGGCTATGTCAGCCTCGATAGCGGCGCCACGCTCACCCTGCCTGAGGGCGTGACCAGCGTCGGCTATGTCAGCCTCGATAGCGGCGCCACGCTCACCCTGCCTGAGGGCGTGACCAGCGTCGGCTATGTCAGCCTCGATAGCGGCGCCACGCTCACCCTGCCTGAGGGCGTGACCAGCGTCGGCTATGTCAGCCTCGATAGCGGCGCCACGCTCACCCTGCCTGAGGGCGTGACCAGCGTCGGCTATGTCCGCCTCGATAGCGGCGCCACGCTCACCCTGCCTGAGGGCGTGACCAGCGTCGGCAATCTCAGCCTCTATAGCGGCGCCACGCTCACCCTGCTTGAGGGCGTGACCAGCGTCGGCGATGTCAGCCTCGATAGCGGCGCCACGCTCACCCTGCCTGAGGGCGTGACCAGCGTCGGCTATGTCCGCCTCGATAGCGGCGCCACGCTCACCCTGCCTGAGGGCGTGACCAGCGTCGGCAATCTCAGCCTCTATAGCGGCGCCACGCTCACCCTGCTTGAGGGCGTGACCAGCGTCGGCGATGTCAGCCTCGATAGCGGCGCCACGCTCACCCTGCCTAAGGGCTGCACGATCAAGGGTCATCCGCAGGCGGACCCGGCTGTGGCGAGGCAGCGACTGATCAATGTCGCCAGGCATGCGCTTGCGGAGCCGAAGCGGCTGCAGATGAACAATTGGCATGATAAGCGCGGCGGCTGCGGCACCGCGCACTGCATCGCCGGTTGGGCCGTCCATCTCGAGGGTGATGCGGGCTACGCGCTGGAGCGCGATGTGGGCCCCGCCGCCGCCGGCGTCCTGCTGCTCGGCATCGACGCCAGCAAGCTCTTCTTCCTGTCCAACGATGATGCCCGGTCTGCGCTGGAAGGCGTGCTGGCCGAGGCGGGCGAACCCGCGCCGACGATCGGCGCCTGAAGGGGATAGACAATGTCCAATGGACCCGTAGCAGCCGAGCAGCTGCGCCTGTTGATCGAGCGCATCGAGCGGCTCGAGGCCGAGAAGAAGGCGATCGCCGACGACATCCGTGGCGTGTATGCCGAGGCGAAATCGAACGGCTTCGACACGAAGACGATGCGTGGCATCGTCAAGCTGCGCAGCATCGATGAGGCGGAGCGGCGCGAGCAGGAGGCGCTGCTCGATACCTACAAGGCCGCGCTCGGCATGCTGGACGGCACGCCGCTGGGCCATTGGGCGCTGCAGCGCCTGTCGAAGGCCGAACCAAAACCGGCGGAAGGCGAGGCATCACCCAGTGCAGGGCCGGCCGACGGCACCGCCGAGCCGGCAGCTGAAGAGTCTCCGCCTGAGCCGGAGGCGTCGCCGGAGCAGGCGCGCGCGATGGGCGCCGCGGCGGCGCGCGAAGGCAAGCCGGTCACCGCCAACCCTTTCCCGGCGCGCGACACCCGTCGTGCCGCGTGGGACGAGGCATGGTGCCGCGAGCTGGGCACGGACGGGATGGATATCCCCGACGCGTTGAAGCCCACCCCGAAGCCGAAGAAGGGTGCGCCCGGCGGCGGCGAGGGAGGTAACGGCTGATGGCCGACAGCGAACCTGCCTCCGCGCGGTCCGATCTGGAGCGCGACTTCGGCACGCACGGCGAGATCGTGATGCCGGGGGACGCGCAACCGCCGATCCTGACGCCCCCCGTTCGTGCGGCGCTGCATCAATGGCTGTTCGAGATGAATGCCGAGACGGAATTGCGCGCCGTCGGCCTCAAGCCGCGCAGCCGCTGCCTGCTGTCAGGCCCGCCCGGCTGCGGCAAGACGACGCTCGCGCATCACATCACCGCCCGGCTGGGCGTGCCCATGCTGGTGATCCAGAGCCACGAGATCGTCGGGATGTACCTCGGACAGAGCGGTTCGCGCATCGGCAAGATGTTTCGCCAGGCGCGCCGCGATCGTTATGGCGTCGCGCTGTTCTTCGACGAGTTCGACGCGCTGGCCAAGAAACGCGAGGGGCTTGGCTCTCAGGGCGCCGATAACGAGCGGGCCAACATCACGATCGCGCTGCTTCAGGAGCTCGACCGCTTCGACGGGCTGCTGTTCGCCGCGACGAACGTGACGAAGGAGATCGATGCCGCGATCTGGCGTCGGTTCCAGATGCAGATCGAGATCGGGCTGCCTGGCCCTGCCGAGCGCTATGCAATCGTCAAGATGTACCTCGCACCATTCGAGGTGGCCGACGATGCGGTGGGTGCGATCGCGGCAGCGCTGGATGGCGCCGCGCCTTCGCTGATCAAGGAAGGCTGCGAGGCGATCAAGCGGTCGATGGTGCTTGGCCCGAAGATGGGGCTGCCGACCGACCTGCCCTCGATCATGGACCGATTCGCAAACAGCGCCTCAGCATCAGAGGGCATGCCCGAGCCGGCGCTGTGGAGCGCGCGCCGATCGGTGCTCGCTGACCTCGCGCAGGTCGAGTGGCTGGCGTGACGGCCTGGTATCTCAAAAAGCCGCGCGAGCACGCGACGGGGGCAAAGCGTCGCCGTCGCAAGGCGCCCGGCGCGCTCGAGCGTCCGATCCAGCGGAGCATCATCGAACTGATCGAGACGCTCGGCCTTAAGGTGGCCGCGGTGCCGAACGCATCGAAGCTCGCTGGCGACGCGGCCAACCGCGCCAAGCTGATCGCGGCGATGAAAAAGGACGGGCTGCGCCCCGGCTTCCCCGACCTGATCGTGATGGGCCGCAAGCCCGGTCAGATCGGCGTGCTCGAATGCAAGCGCGAGAAGGACGGCCGGCTGAGCGTGGAACAGAAAGAGTGGCGGGATTTCTTCATCGAGGTGGGCCACCCGTGGGCGTGCGTCACCAGCGTCGATGAAGCCCTCGCTGCCATCAAATCGTGGGGATGGCTGGCATGAGCAGGAACACGTGGTGCCCGCCCGAATATCGGGCCGCCTATGACGCGCTGACGCGCAAGAAGATCCGCGCAGCCGAGGCGCGCGCGATGATCGAGGACCAGATGAAGGTCGATGCCGCGCGGTCGCGGCCTGTGGCGCCGCCGATCGCTGAGCCCGAGCCGCCGTGCCCGGCGGTGGCAGACGCGCCCAGGCGCGCCGTCGGCAAGCCTGCGCCGCGGGTCGGCGACCTGGTGCAGCTGCCGGGAACCTACGACCCGATGATCGTCCAGATCGCCCTCAATCGCCGGAAGAACTGGAAGCGCGCCCGCAGCGGCGGTGGCGGCAACCATATGATGAAGGTCGCGCGGCTGATCATGGACGGTAATGCCGAGACGGTTCGCCGGGAGAGCGATCCTGTCGAGCGCGCGAAGAGCTATCTGCGCCGGCAGGGCTATATCGTCTATGACGGCTCCGTTCTCGAGCCCCGCCAGCAGGGCTTTGTCGTCGGCCGCCGCACCGTGCCGAACGCCGCAGCGCTGATCGACCTCGCGCGCAAGCTGGGGTGGGCGGCATGACGCGCGAGACCGCCTGCAAGATGATCGAGCGCAACGCGCGCGGAGAGGTGGTGCGCGTCGAGTATCTGTACTTCATCCCGCGGCGGCATATCGGGCCGGGCGCGCGCAACCTGCGGACGATGGGGCGGGGGCGGTGAGCGCCGCCCCCAGCCTCTACGAGGCGTTCCTCGCCCGCAAGGCGATCGTCGATCCGCCAACCGGCATTGATGCCCCCGTCGACCTTCCCGATGCGCTGTTCGCTTTCCAGGCGGATATAGTTCGCTGGTCGCTGCGCCGCGGGCGCGCCGCCCTGTTCGCTGGCACCGGGCTGGGCAAGAGCCTGATGGAGTTGGCGTGGGGACATGCGGTGCACCGCGAGACGGGTCGCCCGGTGCTGCTGCTGACGCCCCTCGCCGTGTCCGCGCAGATGGTGCGCGAGGCGGAGAAGTTCGGGCTTTCCGCGCGGCAGGTGGCATCCGCGGACGACTGCGTCGCAGGCGTGAACATCGCCAACTATCAGAAGATCGGCAATTTCGATCTGGGCCGCTTCGGCGGCGTCATCCTCGACGAGAGCAGCATCCTCAAGTCGACGGACGGCCATTATCGCACGCGTCTGATCGAGGAATGCCAGGCGGTTCCGTTCCGGCTTGCCGCGACCGCAACGCCGGCGCCGAACGACTTCATGGAGCTGGGCAATCACGCCGAGTTCCTCGGAATCATGTCCTACACGGACATGCTCGCCACCTTCTTCACGCACGACAATGGCGACACCCAGAAATGGCGCCTCAAAGGGCATGCCGAGAACGAGTTCTGGAAGTGGATGGCATCGTGGTCTGTCATGCTCCGCAAGCCGTCCGATCTGGGCTATGCGGACGCAGGCTATGATCTGTCGCCGCTGCAGTTCGTGCAGCACACGGTCGGCGCCGATTACGCCCCCAACATCGACACCGGCATGCTCTTCCCTATGCAGGCGCAGACGCTCCAGGAGCGGATCGCGGCCCGGCGATCGACGGTCGAGCAGCGGGTGGCGCTGGCCGCATCGATCACGCCGCCCGATCGCCCTTTCGTGTGGTGGTGCAACCTCAATGAAGAGAGCGCGCAGCTTGCGCGGATGATCCCCGGTGCCGTCGAGACCAAGGGCAGCGATCCGGACGACATCAAGGAGCGCAAGCTGCTGGATTTCAGTGAAGGCCGCACGCGGGTGCTCGTGACGAAGGCGGGCGTCGCGGGCTTCGGCATGAACTGGCAGCACTGCGCTGACACCGGCTTTGTCGGGCTCAACGACAGCTTCGAGCAGTTCTATCAGGCGGTGCGTCGCTTCTGGCGGTTCGGCCAGACGCGGCCGGTGACGGCGCATGTGATCGCCAGCGAGATCGAGGGCGCCACCACCGCAAATATCCGGCGCAAGGAAGCCGATGCCGAGCGCATGGCCGCGGCGATGGTGATGCACATGGCGGACATGTCGAGCGCCGCGGTGCGCGGGAGCGTGCGCGACACGCCTGCATATGACCCGCGCCAGCCCATCATTCTTCCCAACTTTCTGGAGGCCGCATGAGCATCCTCGCCGTCGATCAGGTCGTGACTGACGACTATGCCATCTACCAAGGCGACAGCTGCGAGATCATTCGGGCGCTCCCCGGAGACAGCATCGGCTTCGGCATCCACTCGCCCCCGTTCGAGGGCCTGTACAAGTTCAGCAGCTTCGATCGCGATATCTCAAACAATGAGGGCGCCGGCTTCTGGCAGCATTACGCGTTCCTGATTCAGGAGTTGCTGCGCGTGACGATGCCCGGCCGCCTGCACAGCGTGCATGTGATGCAGCTTCCGACGTCGAAGATCCGGCATGGCCACATCGGCATGCGCGATTTCAGGGGCGAGGTGATCCGCGCCTATGAGGACGCTGGGTGGATCTTCCATAGCGAGGTCTGCATCTGGAAAGATCCGGTCGTCGCACAGCAGCGCACCAAGAGCATCCGTCTGCTGCACAAGCAGGTGGTCAAGGATTCGACCATCAGCGGGCAGGGCCTCGCCGACTATGTCGTCACGTTCCGAAAGCCGGGTGACAATCCGGATCCGGTGTCGGGCTGTTTCGATGCCTATTATGGCGATGGCGCCGGTCCCGACTTCGCCAAGTACACGACCGATACCGATGGGCGGAACTGGTATTCGATCGAGGTGTGGCAGCGCTACGCCTCGCCGGTCTGGACCGACATCCGCCAGACGCGGACCCTTCAATATCGCGAAGGGCGCGACGAGAAGGATGAGCAGCATATCTCGCCGCTCCAGCTCGACGTCATCGAGCGCTGCATAGATCTGTGGAGCAACCCCGGCGATACCATCCTGACACCGTTTCTTGGCATTGGCAGCGAGGTCTATTGCGCCGTGGAGATGGGGCGCAAGGGCATCGGGATCGAGCTCAAGCCCTCCTATTTCGTGCAGGCAGCGAAAAACATCGCGGCGCTGGCGTCGCGCAGCGCGGGCCTTTTCGAGTTTGCCGCATGAGCGACCACGGCTGGAAGCACGACGCGCTGGCAGAGGATCTTGCCCAGCATCTCCGCTCAGACCAGCGCATGGTCTGGACCGACATGCAGATCGGGCCGGCGGGATCCCCGCGGCCGGACGTTTACACGCTGGAGAAGTCCTACAGCAAGCCGATGCCCACGGCATATGAATGCAAGATCAGCCGATCTGATCTTCGTTCTGATACGACGTCCGGCAAATGGCAGAAGTATCTCAGCTTTGCCGGCGCGGTCGTTTTTGCTGTGCCGGACGGGCTTTGCACCGCCGCGGATATTCCGGTTGGATGTGGCCTGATCGTCCGCAAGGCGCAGACGTGGCGCCATGTCAGGAAGGCGACTCGGTCGGCTGTGGCTCTGCCGATGGACGCGGCCATGAAGCTGCTGATCGACGGCGTCGGCCGTTGTACCGGGCCGCGCTTGCCGCAGATGCGTCACGCTGATCTGTGGCGAGAGAACGCTGCGGTCAGGAAGAAGTTCGGGGCGGCTGTGGCGAAGGCAGCAGTCGATCTTACCAGTGTTCAGACGCAGATCGCTGACCTTTCCGAGATGCGCGCCGAGGGCTTCAAGAGAGTCGATCGCGAGGTCGCGGCGCGTCGCGAGTATCTGATTGGCCAGGTGCGGGCGGAGTGCGCGGAATTTGAGCAAGCCAAGCGCGATCTCATCGAATGGCTCGGGATTGACGGTGATATGTCGGCATTCGCCGTGCGTCGCAGGATCGTGCAGCTGAAAGCCGAATGCAGTGCCGATGCGCGGGTCGAAAGGGTTGAGGCTGCGTTAAACCGCGCCCTCCATTCCGTGCGTAACGCCGCCGACATGCTGGCGCCAGAAGCGCGGGAAGGTGCGGCATGAGCGCCGCTCACGCGCCCCAGCCCGATCCGGACGGCATGACGCTGCACTTCGGCCACAACGATCGGCCGACGTGGTCGGAGGAAGCGTCGATCTATATCCGGTATCGCAACGGCCGGATCATGGGGCCGCTGCCTGCAAGAACGCGCCGGTGGCGCATCTGGCCGAGCGGGTCGAGCGACTGGGACATCGTCGCCTGGCGCTATACGGATGAGGCCGCACGCATGGCCGACGATGCGGCGCGCCAGTCCGATGAGGGCGCTAGGTGAGCGTCATCGCAACAGCTGTGAAGCACCTGCTCGCCGCGGGCGTGACGGGCGACGCTTTGGTCGCGGCGATCGCCGAGATGGAGGCGCAGCAGCCTGCCGGCGGCGCATCTGCCATGATCGACCCTGCCGCCGAGAAGCGGCGCGCTTGGGATCGTGAATATCGGCGCGAACGCCGCGCCGCGGAGAAAGCCGGTTCATGTCCACCCGACATCCACCCGACTCAGATGGATCGGGTGGACAATGCGGACAATCCTCCCCCTCCCTCCTCCCCTGATAAAAGCCCCCTAGAACCCCAAAAATTAACCCCTCCGCCCACCCCCACGCGCGACACCACGCGAGCGCGCGAGGCGAGCCGCTTGCCGGTCGACTGGCAGCCGGAGCCTTTCGGTGGCGAACTGGCGGAGGCGGTCTCTCGCTGGCCGCCCGGCGCGCTGGACCGCGAGTTGGAGCGCTTTCGCGACTGGGCGGCGAGCGCGAGCGGGCCGAACGCCCGGAAGAAGGATTGGCAGGCGGCATGGCGCAACTGGTGCCGCAGGGCCGAAGACGAAGGCAGGTATCGCAATGGACAACGTTCGACCGCTCAAGGCCGTGGTGGCGCGGGTGGCAGCCGGGATGCCGTCATCCGAGCCCTTGACGCAGACATCGCTCGCCTTGCCGACGAGCCTGCAGGATCTGGATCTCGACACGCTGCCGGCGAGGTTGGACGATACGACGCTGGCGATGGTCCGCCGCATCGCGGACGAACCGCCGCCGGCGCTTACGCGCTGCGATGAGCGGCACTTCAAGCAGTGCATGCGAGTGATGCGGACGACGCTGCCCAGCCGTTCGGCCGAGGACGATCTCAGCGGCAGCCTGTTCGCCACGGCCTATTACAAGTCGCTCGGCCATCGATCGAACGAGGCTATCTCCTTCCTGCTCGAGCACGCGCTGGCCGAATGCAGGTGGTTCCCGACGATCGTCGAATGCAACGCCATCCTCGCGCGCTGGAGCCGCGGCGACGACGCTTTCGCGCGGCATGGCCAGGCGACGGCGATCGTACGCCGCGAGGTGGAAGCGCGCTTCGCCGAGGCGCTCGAAGCACTGGAAGAGGGCAGGCTTTGCCAGGCCGAGATCAACGCGCTGCCCGACCAATGGAAGCGCATCGCGGCCGAGCGCTGCCTGCTCTGGCACCATGACGATGGAAGCTTCACCGATCGCACCGGGAAGGCTGCCCGGGACGAGAAACAGGCCAAGGTGAGTGGGAGTCTCGGATGATGAAAGACGTTAATGGATGGTGCGTGTTGCGCGCAGCTGGTGGCAGCACGCTGCGGCTGGCGACCTCGCTCAACGAAATCGGCATGGAGGCATGGACGCCCTCGCTGGTGATATCGCGCCGTATCCCGCGCTCTCGGGTGCGGATCGACAAGGCGGTGCCGATGCTGCCCACGTTCGTGTTCGCGCGGGCGCGGCATCTCGACGACCTGCTCGGGCTGGCAGCGACGGCTAAGAAGGTCCAGCCAGCCTTCTCGGTATTCCGCTATCAGGGCCGCGTGCCGGTGATCTCGGACGCTGGGTTGGAGCCGCTGCGGACCGCTGAAGCCAAGGCGTTGCCTAAGGAGCAGCGTCGCGTGTTCAGCGCGGGTGATGCGGTGAAGCTGACCGAGGGCCCGTTCGCGGGTATGAGCGGTGTTGTCGAGCGAGCGCAGGGCGAGTTCGTGCTTGTGTGCTTCCCCGGATTTCGCGTGCCGTTGAAGATCTCATCTTTCCTTTTGCGTCCGAATGAGGCAGAACAAACGCAGCCCAGTCAGGGCACCGCCGCACGAGCGGCATGATGCGGGCGAAGTCGGATGGCCATTGGCCTTACCGCCCCCGCCACCACCCGCGGGAAGCGTGCTTCTCGCGGAGTGCTGCCGCATAGAACCGAGATCCAAGCGAAACTGGTCGGGTTGATCCGAGCGCGTCAGCACGACGTCGCGTAAGGGGACTGGCCAGGAGTAGGACTGCCGGCGTGTCGAGCCACCGGCTGCAACGTCTGAGGCGCATGGACGTGACGGCGGGAGAGACCGCAACCCAATCGGAGATTCCCATGACCACCACCGTCACCATCAAGACGCACGCTTGGCCGGTCGAGGTCACGACGACCGACGACTATGATAGCGGCGAGAGCCACGTCTATACGGCCGTCACCACCACGGTGCCGCCGGGTACGTCGGTCGACCTGTACCTGACGAGCACGCGCTCGCTGTCGCTGCGTGAGCTGCCGATCCCGCATGAGGATCAGCCGCATGTGAGCGATGCCGTCTCGGCCGCCTAAGCTTAACGCCAAGCCGAGGCAGGCCAAGCCGTGCAACTGGTCGCGTCGTGCTTCGCGGCAGGCGCGCGGTTATGGGCGCGAGCATGAGCGCATTCGCGCGGAGCTGTTGCGCGATGAGCCGCTTTGTCGGGAGTGCGCCAAGGCGGGCCGTGTCAATGCAGCGGTGATCGCCGACCACATCGTGGCCCTCGCTCTCGGCGGCAGCGGTGATCGGTCCAACTATCAGCCGCTGTGCCGAGCATGCTCAGATGCAAAGACTGCGCGCGAGAGCGCGACAGCAAGGCGGCGCAGATAGAGGGCGGGGGGGTACCTCAAAGTCTAGAGCCGCTCGCCTCAGGACCGCGCGTGAACTCAATTTTTCGCACGCCCGGATTAAATTTTTGGGACGAATTAAATTTCTGGGCCGCGCAAGCCGCCCGCAAGTATAGCGCAAGTAAAACCGCGATGTACTTGGCGAATAATTGCGAGGTACTATGAAGCGTGGGCCAAAGCCTGAAACGCCTTCGGCAAAATTCGAACGCGGAACGATCAAACCCTATCGGGATGGGGTTAAGACCGAGGTCATAGTGCCCGGCGATCCCCCCATAATGCCGGACTATCTGACGCCCGAGGCGATCGAGGTTTGGCATGAGGTGCTTGGCCGCGTGATGGCGGCGGGGGTGACCGAAGTCGATAGCGCGCTGCTCGCGCGCTACTGCTCGCTCGAGGCGCTCGTGCGCAAGGCGTTTGCCGCCGGCGGAGAACCGCCGCCAGCCGCGTACCTGACCGTGCTCCGTCAGCATGAGGAGCTTCTAAGAATCGCCGGGCCGAAGAGCCGAGTAGGTAGCGGAGGCGCCGCGGATGCCAGCAAGCCGGGCAACCCGTTCGCCCGCAACGGACACCGGGCACGCGCGTGATTATGCCGCCATCGCGCTCGCCTATGCGAAGCGCGCCGCGGCCGACAAGCAGCAGGTATCCCATTGCAAATGGGTGCGGCTGGCGGCGCAGCGGCATCTCGACGACCTGAAGCGGTCCCGGTCGAAGGACTGGCCGTATCGATTCGACCCGTGGCACGCGAACGACGTCTGCGATTTCGCCGAGAAGCTGCCGCACATCGAGGGAAACTGGTGCCGCTGCCCGCGCGCGGACGCGGGCGTCCACCTCGATCGCTGCGGACTGATCGACCTCGAGCCGGCGCAGATCTTCATCCTCGCCGTGGTGTTCGGCTGGCGGCGCAAGGCAAACGGTCTGCGCCGCTTCACGGTGGTCTACGAGGAGGTGGCGCGCAAGAACGCCAAGTCGACCAAGACGGCGGCGGTCTCTCTCTATTGTCTCGCCTGCGAGAATGAGGTGGGGCCGCAGGTGCTGACCGCGGCGACGACGTTCGACCAGGCGAAGAAGGTTTTCCATCCGGCAAAGCGGATGGTGGAGAAGATGCCGGCGCTGCAGGAAGCGTTCGGCATCATCCCCTGGGCGAAGTCGATCACCTGCGCGGACAATGGCGGCTATATGCAGCCGCTGCACGCGAAGTCGAAAACGCAGGACGGCCACAACCCGCACCTGGTCACGATGGACGAGCTGCACGCGCACAGCGACCGCGGCCTCTATGACGTGATGCGGTCGGCCTTCGGCGCGCGCAAGCAGCCGCTTCTATGGCAGATCACGACCGCCGGCTCGAACGTGCACGGCGTCTGCTACGAGCAGCGGACGATGGCGACGAAGGTGCTGGAGCGGTCGGTGATCGCCGAGCACATCTTCGGCATCATCTTCACGCTGGATGGCCCCAAGGATTTCGAGCCCGAGCGCAAGGCGGGCGACGACCCCTACGACGAGCGCAACTGGGTCAAGGCGAACCCGCTGCTCGGCGCGGCGGTGCAGCTGGACGAGTTGCGGCAATACGCGATCGAGGCGCAGAACAGCCCCCTGGCGGAGGGGGAGTTCAAGACGAAGCGCCTCAACCTGTGGATCGGCGCCGCGACCGCTTGGCTCAACGTCAGCCAGTGGATAGCGTGTTCGGATCCGACGCTGCGCCTGTCCGACTTCCGCGGGCTGGAATGCTTCATCGGCACCGACCTTTCGGACAAGGACGACATCACCGCGGTGGTGCTGGCGGCGATCGACCATGACGGGCGGCTGCTGATCAAGACGTGGTTCTACCTGCCCGAGGCGGTGCTGAAACGCGACAGCCAGTCGGAGAAGGATCAGCAGGCGCTCTATCGCCAGTGGCACGCATGGCGGAAGCTTGTGCTGACCAAGGGCGACTTCATCGATCACCGCGTCATCCGCCGGCGCATCGCCCGGCTGAAGAAGGCGCTGAACGTCCGCAAAGCGGTGGGCGACAGCTTCGCCGGCTGGGAGACGATGGCGGCCGGGCTCAACGACGATTTCGACGACGGCACCGGATTCGCCGTCATGCTCGCCAAGAACGCCAACAATTGCTCCGACCCGGCCAAGGATCTCGAGGCGCGGGTGAAGGCGGGGCCGGGCCAGCTGCGGCACGACGGCAACCCGGTGATGACGTGGATGGCCGGCAATGTCGTCGTCACGCGCGCGGTCAACGGCACGATCCTGCCGAAGAAGGAAAAGCCGATGAGCCCGAACAAGATCGACGGCATCGATGCGGCGGTCAACGCGATGGCGCCGATGCAGCGCGAGCAACCGCGTCCGCCCGAGTTTCAGATGATGGTTTTCTGAGGAGCATGGCCGTGACCAATCGGGCCTATTCGATCCTGTCGGTGAAGGCGCTCGACGACGCTCAGCGCGTCATCACCGGCATCGCCACGACCCCCACGGTGGACCGCGTGGGCGACATCATCGACCCGATGGGGGCCAGCTTCGCGGCGACGATCCCCTTCCTGTGGCAGCACGTGCACGACGCGCCGGTGGGTGAGACCAAGTTCGGAAAGCCGACGGCGAACGGCATCCCCTTCGAGACGAAATTCGTTCATCCCGACTCGGTCGAGAGCGCGACCCTGAAGGATCGGCTGCAACTGGCGTGGGACTCGGTGAAGACCGGGCTGGTGCGCGCCGTGTCGATCGGTTTCCGCCCGATCAAATACGCCTTCATGGATGGCGGCGGCATCGAGTTTCAGGAGATCGAGATCTTCGAGCTTTCCGGCGTCACCATTCCCGCGAACGCCGAGGCCGTGATCACCGCCATCAAGAGCATGGACACCGCCGCCCGCAAGGCCGCCGGCGTGCCCGAGCCCGAGATCCCCGCCAACCCCGACGACAAAGCCGCGCCTGGCAAGAAGGTCGTCGTGGTGAAGCTGGTGGACCCCGCCCGCGATCGGGCGCCGCCTGTCGTCATCAAATCGATCAAACCGGTGCGAGCGACGCAGTAACCGAAGCAGACGGCCGCGCGCAGCGCCGCCCGATCAAGGAAAACGACAATGGATATCGCCGCTCAGATTGCGGCCTTTGAGGCGAAGCGTGCTTCGCACCAGGCGCGCATGACGGAAATCATGAAGAAGGCCGCGGGCGAGGGCACCACCCTCGATGAGGCCGAGCAGCAGGAATATGATGGGCTCGATGGCGAGATCCTTGCGATCGACGCGCACATCAAGCGCCTCAAGACGCTGCAGAAGACGCTGGCAACCACGGCGACGCCGGTCGCCGGCGGCAGCACCGAAGAGGGTGCCGCGTCGCGCGGCGGCCAGCGCATCGAGGTCCGTGGGGTCAACCTGCCGAAGGGCACGGCCTTCACCCGCTATGCGATGGCGCTGGCGCGATCGAAGGGCAACCTGATGGTCGCCGCGGAGATCGCCAAGAGCTGGAAGGACAGCACGCCCGAGGTCGAAACCGTGCTGAAGGCGGCTGTCGCCGCCGGCACCACGACCGATGCCACCTGGGCTAAGCCGCTGGTCGAATATACGAACATGACCAGCGAGTTCGCCGAGCTGCTCCGCCCCGCCACCATCATCGGCCGCATCCCGGGCCTGCGCATGGTGCCGTTCGAGATCAAGATCCCGCGGCAGACCGGCGGTTCGACCGTCGGCTGGGTCGGCGAGGGCAAGCCCAAGCCGGTCAGCGCGCTGGCGTTCGACCAGATCAGCCTCGGTCGCGCCAAGACGGCGGGCATCGTGGTGATCACCGACGAGCTGGCGCGCGCGTCCAGCCCCTCGGCGGAACAGGTCGTGCGTGACGACCTGATCGCGCAGACCGCGCAGTTCCTCGACACCGAGTTCGTCGATCCTGACAATGCGGCGGTGACCGGCGTTTCGCCGGCGTCGATCACCAATGGCGTGACGCCGGTGGTCGCTTCCGGAACGGACGCCGACGCGGTGCGGGCCGATGCCAAGCAGCTGATGGCGAACTTCCTTGCCGCGAACCTTTCGCTGGCGGGCGCCGTCTGGATCATGACGGAGACCCAGGCGCTCGGCCTGGCGCTCATGATGAACCCGCTTGGCCAGCGTGAGTTTCCGGACATCAGCATCTCCGGGGCGAGCGGCGGCACGTGGCTTGGCCTGCCGGTGATCCTGTCGGAGAACATCCCCGCGCAGGTCGCCGTTACCGGCCCGCCGGCGATCCCGGCCGGTTCGCGCATCATCCTTGCCAAGGCGAGCGAGATCCTTCTCGCGGACGATGGCGAGACGATGCTCGACGTCAGCCGCGAGGCCTCGCTGCAGATGGACAGCGCGCCGACCGATCCGCCGGCCGCTGCCACGGTGTTCGTGTCGCTGTGGCAGATGAACCTCGTCGGCATCCGTGCCGAGCGGTACATCAACTGGGGCAAGCGCCGTCCGGGCGCCGTCCAGTACATCACCGGCGCCGCCTACCAGTAAGCGCGGCAATCGAGGGGCTCGGCTGCCGGTGCGGCCGGGCCCTTTCGCGGGAGATCGACATGAAGCACCAATCCTATGTCACCCGGGCGCTCAAGGCGCGGGACCCGCGCTATGCGCGTGTTCTCGGCAAGCTCGGCTATGATACCACCGCCATGGCCGCCGAGGCTGTCGATGGCGCCGAAGCCGGCGATTCCGGTGACGGCAAGCCCGATCTCGACGCGCTGCGCGACACCTACAAGCAGGTGATCGGCAAGCAGCCCTTCCATGGCTGGGATGCGGAGACGCTGGCGAAGAAGATCGAAGAGCACCGCGCGGCCAAGTGATGCGCATCCTCGGCTTCACCATCACGCGCGAGAAGGCGGCGCCAGGTCAGCTGGCGAACGTCGACAGCCGCAATGGGTGGTGGCCGATCGTTCGTGAGGCCTTCACCGGTGCTTGGCAGCGCAACATCGAGGTGAAGGTCGACACCGTCCTCTCGCACCATGCGGTTTTCGCCTGTCAGACGCTGATCGCCAGCGACATTGCCAAGCTGCGCATCAAGTTGGTGGCGAAGGACAATAACGGCATCTGGAGCGAGGTGACCAACCCCGCATATTCGCCGGTGCTGCGCAAGCCGAACGGCTTCCAGAATCGCATCCAGTTCTTCGAGAACTGGGTGCTGAGCAAGTTGCAGGCCGGCAACACCTATGTGCTCAAGCAGCGCGACGCGCGCGGTGTCGTCATCAAGCTGCACGTTCTGGACCCCGGGCGGGCCCGGCCGATGGTCGCCAACAATGGCGATGTCTATTACGAGCTGAAGACCGACCACCTCGTCGGCCTCGAGGGTGAGCTGGTCGTACCGGCCAGCGAGATCATCCACGACCGGTTCAATTGTTTCTTCCATCCGCTGGTCGGCCTGTCGCCGATCTACGCGAACGGCCTGGCTGCGACGCAGGGGATCTCGATCCAGAACGCGAGCGCGCGGCTGTTCCAGAACGGTGCGCGGCCGGGGGGTGTGCTCACGGCACCCGGAGCTATCGCGGACGAAACTGCGGATCGGCTGAAGGCCTATTGGGACGCGAACTTCACCGGCGAGAATGCCGGCAAGGTTGCCGTGTTGGGCGACGGGCTCAAGTTCGAGGCGATGTCGGTCAAGGCGACCGACGCGCAGCTGATCGAGCAGCTGAAGTGGTCGGCCGAGGTCGTTTGTTCGACCTATCACGTGCCGCCGTACAAGATCGGCGTCGGCACCATGCCGAGCTACAACAACGTGCAGGCGCTCAACACCGAATATTATTCTCAGTGTCTTCAGTCGCACATCGAGGCGATCGAGCTGTGTCTGGATGAGGGGCTGGCGACGGGCGACCGGCTGGGCACCGAGTTCGACATCGACAACCTGCTGCGCATGGACAGCGTGACGCAGATGCAGGTGCTGAAGGAATCGGCCGGCATCCTGACGATCGACGAGCAGCGCGCGAAGCTGGACAAGAAGCCGACCGAGGGCGGTGCTGCCGTCTATCTGCAGCAGCAGAACTACAGCCTCGCCGCGCTGGCGCGCCGTGACGCGCGCGAAGATCCGTTCGCGACCGCGCCGGCGGCGAACGCGCCGGCAGAGCGCGACGATGGGCCGGAGGCGCAGGCCGCCAACGATAATGCGCGGCGCGCGGCGATCGCGCTGTTCGAGAAAGACCTGCGGGAGGCGCTGCATGCTTGATACCAAGGCGCTTGCCGATGCGACCGCGGCGATCGTCCGCGAGTTCCTCGCGAAGGAAGTCGCGCCGCTCATCGAGACCATCAAGCGCCTCGAGGCGGAGCTGCAGCGGCGCGCAGCGGCCCCGGGCGCCGACGAGATCGGCAGCCTGGTCGACGCTGCCGTCGTCCGCGAGATCGAACGTCGCGGGCTGATCGCGGTCGATGTCGACCAGCTGCGTGAGGGCATCCCCACCGCCGACCAGATCGTATCCCGCGTGCTCGCCGCGCTTCCGGCGCCGGCCTCACCGGTGCAGCCCGATATGGAGGCGATCCGCGCGGCGATCGACGAGCAGGTGCGCACGGCGGTCTCTGCCATCCCGGCGCCGCAGGACGGCGCCAGCGTGACGGTGGATGATGTTCGCCCGCTGATCGACGAGCAGGTGCGCGCGGCGGTGGCGGCGATCCCGGCGCCGCAGGACGGCACCAGTGTGACGGTGGACGACGTCCGGCCGCTGCTCGATGAGCAGGTGCGCGCGGCCGTTGCGGCGATCCCGACACCGAAGGACGGCATCGGCCTGGCCGCGATGTTCGTTAACCGGGCCGGCGAGTGCGTCGCCACCATGACCGACGGCACGATCCACACGCTCGGGCAGGTGGTGGGGCGCGATGCGGACATGGCCGCGCTCGAGCAGCAGCTGCGCGAGATGGTCGCCGCGATTCCCGTGCCGAAGGACGGGCGCGACGCGATGTCGCTGGACGACTTCACCGCCGAGGTCATGGAGGATGGCCGCACCATCCGCTTCGCGATGAAGGCCGGCGATACCGAGCGCACCTATCAGTTGTCGTTCCCGGTCGTGATCGACCGCGGCGTGTGGCAGGCGGAGCGCGCCTATGAGGCCGGCGACGGCGTGACGTGGGCGGGCAGTTACTGGATCGCGCAGCGCGGTACAGACGCCAAGCCCGACACCGCGGACAGCGGCTTCCGGCTGGCCGTGAAGCGCGGCCGTGACGGTAAGGACAAGGTGGCCTGATGGTCGCGCTGGTCACGCTCGCCGAGGCGAAGGCGCATCTGCGGATCCTCAGCAACGATGAGGACGCCGATATCGATCTCAAGCGCGAGGGCGCGTCCGACATTATCGTCGATTACATCAAGCGCCCTGAGCACGGTTGGACCGCGGAAACCGCGCCGGCGCTCGTGAAATCGGCTGTGCTGCTGATGCTCGGCGCCCTGTTCGCCGACCGCGAGACGGCAGAAATTCCGTCGGGCGTGAAGGCCATCCTGTGGCGCTATCGCGATCCGGCGCTCGCATGAAGGCGGGCAAGCGCGACCGGAAGATCGTCTTCGAACGGGCGACGGTCACCAAGAACGCGTTCAATGAGGACGTCGAGACCTGGGCGGCGAGTGGCGGTGAGTTTGCCCACGTGATCTTCGCCAAAGGCTCAGAGAGGCGTGACGCCGCGCAGGAAAGCGCAAGCGCCGCCGCGACATTCATCGTTCCGGCCAACACGCAGACCAATGGCGTGACAGTCCGAGACCGGATCATGTTCGATGGAAGTGCATGGGACATCGTCTCAAACATCCCCAGCCGCGAGCGAAACGCGGAACGTGAGATCGAAGCCGTGAGGATCGCCCAGTGATGAGCCAGATTAAAGTCAATCCAGCAGACGCGATGCGCGGATTGACGCTGACGACCAAGCTGACCGGCATGAAGAGGCTGGCGGTTCGCATCTGGATCGGCACCCGCATCCTCATGCTCGCCGCGATGGTGTTCGGGTGCCGTGTCGAGGTCGATATCGTGGATCGACGCGACACGTGAAGCGCCTGACGGCGGAGGTCGAGGGCCTCGACAGCCTGATGAGGAAGCTTGATCAGCTTCCCGAGGCGATCGGCGAGAAAATCCAGTGGCAGATCCTCATGGAAGCCGGCGAGATCATCGCAGATCTGGCGCGCGATCTCGTCCCCGTCGATACTGGCGACCTGCGCGACAGCATCACGGTCAGCGACACGATTGCCGGTTATGATGGGCAGGGCCTTACCCTGGGGCTTGGCGGCGCCGTCACCGTTTACATCGGCCCGCAGCGCAACAGCAAACCGGACGGCTGGTACGGTCACCTGGTGGAGTACGGGACCGTCAAGACGGCTGCGCAGCCGTTCATGCGCCCGGCCTTCGATTCGACCAAGGGGCAGGTGCAATCGCGCATCCGCAACGATCTCGCTGCGGCCATCGCCAGGGCGGCGAAGGGGTGATCGATGGAAGAGGCGCTGATCGCGCGGCTGCTGGCGTTCGCCGGCATCGCTAACATTGTCGGCGAGCGCGTGTGGCCGCTGGTGCGGCCGGAGGGCACGCCGCTGCCGGCGCTGACGCTGCAGGTCATCTCGCCGAACCGGACATACACGCAGGACGGTCCGTCGGGCTTCTACGGGCCCCGGGTCCAGTTCGACAGTTGGGGAGCCAGCTACGAGGACGCGAAGCTGGTCTCGCGGCAGGTGACGGCTGCGGTGGAGCTTCCCGCGATCGTGGGTGGCATCCGGTTCGATGCCGGGTTCCTCGATTCTGAACGGGACATGCCGATCACCGACATTCCCGGCGGGGGCAAGGCCTACCGCGTCAGCCAGGATTTTTTCGTGTGGTGGAAACCTCAAAGCTGAGAGGACGTGAATTATGACTGGTGTTCTGGGGTTGGGTACCGCGCTGTACCTGACCAATGGGGCCGGCGTGCTGACCAAGGTCAACGGCCTGCTCAACGTCAACCGCCCGAACCTGACCGTGGAGACGGTGGATACCACGACGCATGACAGCGCCGATGGCATCCGCGAGTTCATCGCCGCGCTCGCCGACCCCGGCGAACTTTCGGCGACGATCCATTACGAGCCGGGCTCCGCGACCGACGACCTGCTGCTCGAGCATCTCGTCTCGCGCGAGAAGCGGGCGTTCAACATCGTGACGAAGGGCCCCGCCGGCGCGCTCGAGGATAACGAGGGTATGGTGATCCTAACATCCTATGAGCCCGACGACGCACCGATCGACGGCGTTCGCCAGGCGACAATCACCGGCAAGGTGAGCGGCGCCGTTGAACAGGCGGCGCAGCCCGAGGAGCCCTGATCATGGCGAACAAGATGCGCGGTGAGGCGACGATCAAGGTTGAAGACCGGGAGCTCACCCTCCGGCTCGACTTCAACACGTTCTGCGATATCGAGACCAGCACCGGCCTGGGCATCCAGCAGCTTGGGCCGGCGCTGTCGAAGAACCCCTCCGCGACCCTCCTCCGCGCGCTCGTCTGCGCGTGCCTGCAGCACCATCATCCCGGCACGACCGAGCGGCAGGCTGGCGAGTTGCTGTCGGTCGTCGATCAGGATGAGATCGGGGAGGTGCTCGGCAAGCTGTTCGAAGCAGCGATGCCCGCGCCGGACCCTCAGAACGGCGCGCCGCGGGCGGAGACGCGGCGTGGAGCTGGGAAGCGCTGATCGCGGAATGGTCGGCGGAGGGTTTCGCGCCCGATGCCTTCTGGACGCAGACGCCGCGATCCTTCTCCGCGGTGATGAAGGGGCGCCGCTCGGCGAACGAGCGCCTCTATGAGATCGCGGGCTGGATCGTCTGGCATGCGGGCCTGCTCACCGGCATCGGGACCAACGCCCCGAACAAATATCCGAAGCTCGAACGCCTGATGGGGCTGAAACCCAAGCCGGTCGCGAAACCGCAGAGCGAGGTCGAGTTGAATGCCAACCTGCGCGCATGGGGGGCGCTGTTGAAGCGGGCGGCTAAAACTTCGTCTTGAAGTCGGGAAAGCCGGTGAAGGGGGCTGGGGTGCAGGTGCCCTCGTACTTCATACCCACAGCACTTCGGCCGTAGCCACTACGCACCAAGCCGAAGTGCGCTCCTGTCTCCCTATTGATGAAGTTCGAAACCGAAGCGTCGAAGCGCCCCTCACCTTTCTTCTCGGTCAGGGTAATCTGTGCGGGTTGAACGGCCGCGATAGTGTGAATGGCCTTACAATCGGTCTCGCACCACCGATTCATATTCAGATCGACCCGATATTCGCTCCGATAGGGAGCGGATTTTGTTTCCGCGAATGATGTTGTCGTCACAGTGCCGGCGCAGACCAAATTGAACGTCATCACCGCCGCCGTCGCTGCACCACCCAACATCCGCCACCTCCCTGCCTGAGCCAATGCGGTTCTACGCCCCGCGATCGGCTTGTTCAACGCGTGGCCCTGTACCATCCAGATCGAAGGAACCGAGCCGGTGGCAACAACCGAGATCGGCGGGCTGCGCATCAGCCTCAGCCTCGACAGCTCCAGTTTCCTCGGCGGCCTCGTACAGGCGCAGCGTTCGCTTGCGGCGTTCGCCGGCCGTGTCGAAGCGCAGTTCGCCCGGCTGAACGATTCCATCAACCGGATCAGCGCCCGGATGACGGTGGCGATAACGCTGCCGGCGGCCCTTTCGGCCCGGATGGCGGTCAACGCGGCGTCCAGCGTCGCGGAGATGCAGAGTGCGTTCGAATATACCTTCGGCAAGATGGCGGACGACGTCGAAGCCTGGGCGGAGCGCACGGGCGATGCGATCGGCCGATCGACCTACGAACTGCAGCAGGGCGCGCTAGCCTTCCAGCAGATGTTCCGCGTGGCGGCGCCGACGGGAGAGGCAGCGGCGGGCCTGTCGAAGCAGTTCGCGCTGCTGACGCAGGATCTGTCTAGCTTCTACAACGTCACCGGTGACGTGGCGCTGATGAAGCTGCGCTCCGCGCTGCAGGGCGAGAGCGAGCCGATCCGCGATTTCGGCGTGTTCCTGACCGAAGCGGCCGTCGCGCAGGAAGCGGTCAGCATGGGCGCGGCGAAGACGACGAAGGATGTCTCCGAACAGGCGAAGATCCTTGCGCGCGCGAACATCATCCTGCGGGAGACCGTCACCGCGCAGGGCGACGCGACCCGCACCGCCGGCAGCTATGAGAACCAGGTGCGCGCGCTGCGCTCGCAATTCGAGGAGTTGTCGGTCAAGATCGGCAAGATCCTGCTGCCCTTCGCCGAGAAGCTGGTGACGCTGCTCACCCGACTGGTGACATGGTTTTCGAACCTGTCGGAGACGACGCACCGCGTGATCGCCGCCGTCGTCGCGTTTGCCGCGGCGCTGGGCCCGCTGCTGGTGGTGATCAAGGGGCTGGTGGTGTTCTTCACCGCACGGTGGATCATGTCGACGTTCGGCGTGTTCGGCTCGATCCTGTCGTATCTGATCGCGCCGCTGCAGACGCTCGCCACCACGCTCGGCATCGTCGCTGTCCGTCTTGTCTCTATCCAGGGGCTGGTAAGCATCGCCTCGGTTGTGCTTAAGCGGCTGGCCGGACCGGTCGCCGTCGTCGTATCGACCTTCCTTCTGTTCCGCGACTACATCATACCCGTTCTCGATCAGCTGTGGCAGGCGATGCAGGCAACGCTGGGTCCGCGGCTGCATCAGATCTTCGCAGCGCTGGCGGAGTTGTTCGGGAAGCTGGCGAACGGCCCCGTCGGCACCGCGATCACGTGGCTGATCGGCGCGATCGAGGTGCTGTTCGACGTCGTCAGCACGGTCATGGCGCTGTTCGTCAGCGAGACCGGTCAGCAGCTCGTCAAGGCGTTCGAGCTGGTGCTGATCACCATCCGTTATGTGGTGGAGGCGATCAGCGGCCTTGTCGACGTCGTCACCGGCCTGCTGACCGGTGATTGGGCGAAGGCGTGGACTGCGGCCGGCGCCGTCGTCGATGCCGTCGCTGGCGGCTGGATCGATTCGCTCGGCGTGTTCTCGAAGGAGGCGGAGGCGTCGCTGCGTTCAGTCTATGGCAGCGCGAAAAAGTGGCTGGTGGACGAGTTCGGCAAGCTGGCCAGCGGGTTTTCGGCGATCGTCGATGCCATCGTCTCCGCCTTCAACAACCAGTTCCCCGAGATCGCGAGCACCGCGCAATGGGTATATGGCGAGGTCGAGAAGTGGCTCGTGAAGGCGTTCGGGCCGCTGGTCGAGTTCGCCAAGTGGGCGGCGAAGGAAATCGGCGACGCCTATGTCGCGCTGAAGAAGCGGATGGGGCTGGGCGGCGATGGCGGCACCGGCCAGTCCGGTGACGCGGCCGGCGCAGCGGCAGGTTCTGCGATCGGCGGGTTCCTGGCCGCGAATGCCAAGCCGCGCCCGGCCATCGGTGACGACAAGAAAAAGAAGAAAGGGCGGAGCGGACCTACCGATGAGGACCGCCGCCGCAACTATGACGACGAGTTGAGCCGCATCGAGGATCGGATCCTCGATATGCAGCAGGAGTTGGCGACCAACCTCGAAGACCGCCTGCTCATCGCGCAGAAGCGCGCCGTCAACGATCTGGAGGCCTATGACGCGGAGATCGACGAGAAGGTCAAGCGCAAGGAACTGACGCCGAAGGCCGGCGAGGAACTGAAGCTGCGCAATGCGATGCTCCGGGAGTTGCAGGCGCAGCTGCACGCGCGCGAATGGGATCGCGAGCTCGACGAACAGGCGCTGCGCATCAAACGGGCGATGGTAGATGCGGAGACGGACCTGCTGCGGTCGCGGCTCGATCTGGCGCGCACCGCGGCTGAGCGTCGCGAAATCGAGATGCGCATGCTGGAGGCGCAGCAGAAGAATGAGCGCGACGAACTCATTAAGATCCGCAACTCGACGAGCGCCGACGATTGGGAAAAAGAGATCGCGCAGACGCGCATCGATCAACTCGACGAGATCCAGCGCAACCAGCGCGAGCGCACGAGGCGGGACACGGCCGGCCCGCTGGAAAGCTATCTCGACAACATCCCGAGCACGATCGGGGAGATCAACGAGCAGCTCGAGGAAATGGCGGTCAACCGGCTGAAGGCGATCGAGGACAGCTTTGCCGGCATCGCGCAGAAGGTGCTCGGCGTGAACGGCGCGCTGGGCGAGACGCTCGGCATGCTTCTGCGGATCGTAGCGCAGCAGGCCATCCTCGCCGCATCGAACGGCAGCGGGGTCGGCGGCTTCCTGAGCGGCGTCGGCAGTGCTCTTGGCGCCGCGTTCGGCGGCGGCGCATCGCCCAGTCCTACCGCTATCGCGCAGTCAAGCGCGGCAACCGCAGGCAATTGGTCTCTTTCGGGCTGGGCGAGCGGCGGTGGCGGCTTGATCAAGGGGTTGTCGGGTCTCGACCGGAATACGCTGTCGATGAATGGTATTCCGCTGGCGCGGGTGAGCCGCGGCGAGATGTTGAGCGTGACCCCGACGAATGACATGGGCCGGCGGCCATCCGTCATGATCAATGCCGACTTCCGCGGCGCCAGCCCCGAGGCGGTGACCGCGATGAGCGCCCGGCTCGACCAGTTCGAGCAGAACCTGCCGGGCATGGTGATCCAGGTCGCCAGCAAGGGCAAGGAAAGGCGCTTCTGGTAATGGCGATCACCTATCCCCGGCCGATGCCCGAGCTTACCGGGATGGCCGGTCGCCTGACGCTGGAACGGGTGGACTATCTCTCGCCCGAGCGCACCGGCGTCATCGGCGGGGTGACGGCGGGCTGGCCGCTGTGGATGATGCGGCTGTCGTTCAACAACATGGCGTTCCGCGACGACGACGAACTGACCGCCTGGCTGGACAGCCTGCGCGGATCGCAGAAGCGGTTCTTCGGCTATGACCAGACGCGGCCCGAGCCGCGCTTCCATGCGGACGGGCGCCCCTACACGAAAACGACGACGACATGGTCGGAGTCGATCGACAGCGGGGGCACCTGCAACCTGACGCTCGGCGGGCTGCTGAGGGGGCAGGTGTTCTCGCCACGGGACTATGTCGGCTTCGAGTGGGGCGACAATCGCCGCGCGCTGGTGCGAAGCATGGAGCCTGGTGTGGTCAACGCCGGCGGGACGGTGACGATCGCTGTGGAGCCTGCGGTGCATGCGGTCGTGCCGCCCACCGCGACGGTGCAGCTCTATCGGCCATCGTGCCTGATGCGGATCCTGACCGACGACACCGAACTGATGGATCAGGGGTTGGCCTTCGTCGGCGCCGGCAGCCGCATCGCGGCCGTGCAGGACATCATCGCATGAAGACGATCGGCGTTTCGGCCGTCGCGGCGATGGCGCGCGGCGAGGCGATCGTCACCGCGGCGGTGTCGTTCTTCAGCGTCGAGCCGATCCATGTGTTCGGCGGCTATGGCGTGTTCGAGATGGGCGGCGACGCCTTCCATGGTCTCGGCGACCGCGCGCTCGCCGAGGTGACGGGCGGCGCGATCGGCGGTTCGGAACAGAATGTCACGCTGACGCTCTCCGGCGTCGATCCGGAAGCGGCCGCGCTGATGGACGCCGAAGAGGTCATGGGCGTGGGCGTCGTGATCTACCGCATGATCTTCGACGGATCGGGCCGCAACCTGCTCGATGTCCGGCCCTACAAGCGTGGCCGCGTCGACGAGATCGTCGCGGAAGAGACGATCGGCGGCACGTCGACCATCACCGTGCAGGTGGAGAGCGCGGCGCGCGGGCTCGGCCGGAACAATGGCCGGATGCGCAGCGATGCGGATCAGCGGCTGATCGACCCGAACGACGGGTTCTTCAAGCACACCGCCTATGCGGGCGAGAAGCAAATCTACTTCGGAGGCAAAATCAGTTCCGCCGTCAGATCGTCTTTCTAAGGGGGCAGGAATGCGCGACCTGGTGGCACTTCGCCATTATCTGGCAGAACGTGAGGCGATGCCCTTCGATTGGGGGCGCCGGCGGAACGACTGCGGAAGCTTCGTGCTGCTCGGCATTGAGGCGCAGACTGGTCGCGACGTGCTGCCGGGCATCAGCTGGGCGACGGCACGCGGGGCGCTGCGTGTGATCCGCAGCCATGGCGGTCTCGACGGGGTCGTCAACAGCGTGCTGACGCCAGTCGCCTCCGCGCGCGCTTTGCGCGGTGACGTGGCGGCAATCCGTGTCGATGGCGAGATCAGCCTGGTGCTGGTGGAGGGCGAGACGCTTGCAGGCCCGGGCGAGAGTGGCATCGTCCGCCTGCCGAGATCGGCGATGGTTCTCGCCTGGAGCATTTGCTGATGGGAAAGGTGGTTCGCGCCATCGCCGGCGCTGCGATCGCCGGCATCGGCGTTATCATTGGCAACCCGCAACTTGCGCTTGCGGGTGGCAACCTGTTCTGGACCAGCGTAGCGGCGATTGCTTTGTCGCCGGGCCAAAAGGCGCCACGCGCACAACCTACCACGGCACAAATTGGTGAGGTTGCGAGATCAGGGATTTTCGGCAAGGCCGCCGTAGCGGGATCGCTGGTCGACGCTTACAATCATGGCGGAAAGTACGGCACTGACTGGACGGTGCTCATTATCGCGCTTGCTGACCATCGGTGCGAGGCGCTCGAGGGATTTTACGTCAACGATCAGTATGTCGCCTTCGCCGGCGATGGTATGGTCGCTGGCTATAAGGAGCAACTGCAGGTCTTTTGGCGACCGGGCACATGGGACCAGGCGGTTCCTTCCTACGTGCTGACGACCGCGCCGGTATTCCCGGCCGGGCACGCGCTGGCGGGACAGCCGACATGGACCGCGAACGACCGCGGGCGCGGCGTTTCCTATGTCGTGGTCGGCTACAAGGCCGACAAGTCCGACGCCAAGGATCCGGTGTGGACGTCGGGCCGCCCGCAGTTCCTGTGGGTGGTGAAGGGCCTGCAGGTCTATTCGGCGCGCGACGATTCGACGGTGGCGGGCGGCAGCGGCGCGCACCGCTGGGATGATCCGGAGACGCGGGAATGGTCCGACAACCTGATCGACTGTCGCTACACCTGGGCCCGCGGCATCTATGCCGGCGACCGGGTGGACGAACCCGACATGCTGCTGCTCGGCCGCGGGCTCACGGCGGTGGAGGCGCCGCCCGAGCATGTCGCCTTCTATGCGAACATCTGCGATGAGCCTGTCGCCCTGAAAGCTGGCGGAACCGAGCCGCGCTATCGTGCCAACGGCCAGTGGTCCGCGGATCAGGAGTTCGTCGACGTCGAGCTGATGTTCGCGTCGGCGTGCGGCGGTGTGCTGATCGAGCGCGAGGGCAGCGTGGAGGTTGAGCCCGGCCACGCCAAGTCGCCGGTATGGTCGATCACCGATGACGATCTCGTCGTCGGCACGCAGGTGACGCGGCGCGACGTGCCGACCCGCACGGACAATGACTGGGTCAACACCGTGGCGGCCCGCTACATCGAGCCTTCGCAGAAATACAAGCTGCACGGGGCGCCGGTGCGCCGCTCCACCGCTGACGTGATCGCCGACAAGGGCCCGCGCGAGGTGACGCCCGCGCTGGATCTGGTGACGTCGGGCACGCAGGCGCAGCGGGTCGCCGAGATGGCGCGCCGTCTGGGCAGGTTGTGGAAGCGCCGTTCGATCGTGCTGCCGCCGCGCTTCGCGGGCGTAGAACATGGCGACTGGCTGCTGTGGAACTCCGCCCGCTACGGCGGCACCATGCTGATGCGGGTGGAGAGCGATCAGCTCGGCCGCGAATGGAGGAACACCCTGTCGCTCCGGCAGGTCTCCGCGGACTTCGCGGACTGGAACGCTGCGCTCGACGAGCTGGACGACAAGAGCGTGGCCGTGAATCCCGATGTGCCGGGCGGCATCGGGGCGCCCGGCGCCGGTGCCTGGTCAGTCGCGCTCGTTGGCAACACCCTGGTGATCACCGGCGCCGCCGATGACGACTATGCCTCATCGATCACATTCGAATTTGCCAGCGGATCGGCGCCGGACCCCGATGTCGATGACGACTGGACGCTGATTTCCACGGGCGGGCAGACCGCGACGCGCGCGGAGCTGGCCGGCGTGGCGGTCGATACCGACTATTATGCCGCGGTCTCCTATGTGGTTGACGGCGAGCGCGGTGACCGGCTCGTGCTGGGGCCGGTGAGCTATGCCTCGGAGGATGTGCCGCCGGGCCCGGTGACCTTCCTGAGCGCCACGCCCGGCGTCGGCGAGGCGGACATCGCGTGGCGCAACCCGACCACCAGCAATTTCGACTATGTGGTCGTCTACTCCGCCACGACGACCGATTTCGAGGACGCCGTCGCCGTCTCGGGCGAACTTCGCGGCGGGCTTGGTGCCGATGGGGCGTTCAACCATGTCGTGGCGGCGGGTGTGCGCTCATGGTGGGTGCAGCCCTTCTCCGATGACGATGTGCCGGGCGCCATTGCCGGGCCCGTGACGGCCACCGTCACCTGACATCCTCCGCGCCGCCGGGCGCGGCGCTTCTGAACGGAGATTCTATGACCGAACGCGTCGATCTGGCGGCGTCGAGGAACGTCGACCCGTGGGGTGACACCATCGATTTCATCTACAGCGGCGCGCCGCTGCCGCCGATCACCTCGATCGACATGGAGGTGCGCCTCTATCCTGGCGCGCCCGGCGACGCGCTGCTGACGCCGACGGTGACCTTCGAGGATCTGGCCGACCCTACCGAGGAAGATCCGCTGCAACGCATCCTGCGCGTCATGCCATCGGCGCCGCAATCCGCGCTGGAGGGCATGCCAGCTGGGCTCAACCAGCCAGATCCGGGCGATGCAGATCTGTTCTCGTACGACATCATCATCACTTACACCGACACGGTCGAAGAGAAGATCGGCTTCGGTGATTTCCTTCTGCAGCCGGGGGTTACCGTATAATGGCCGACATTCGCAAAGTGCAGGTGCGCGGGCTTCGCGGTCCGGGGCTACTGCCCGGCGATCTCGATCTCATCGACGAAAAAGTAGAAGAGGCAGGTGGCAGCGCTGACCTCGCCCGCTCTTACGCTGTGAGCGACACCGACGACCCGATTCCCGGAGCAGATGAGCCGACCGACCGGGGTGCGCGCTTCGAGGCAAACCGCGCTGGGGAGGCGGCCGACAAGGCGGAAGAATGGGCGGAAAGCGAAGGCGCTGAGCCTGGCGGTACTGGGACGAAATCGGCGAAGGAGTGGGCAAGTCTTTCTGCTGCCGACCGCGCAGCGATTGAGGTTCTCGGCTCTCAGCTTAACGGCCCGCTGCTGACCTCGCGCGTCGATGCGTTGCTGGGAACTGCGGACTCTTACACCGTTCTTTCCGGACAGCCCTCCGCGACGACGCTCGCGATCAGTGCCAACCGGGCATATGTGGCCGCTGCGATAGATGTCGGTGCCGACATCGCGGCCGGGCTGGTGATCGACGCTTGGTTCGCCGACATGATCGTCGATGCGACAGCGACGCTCATCAAGGCCTATGTCTATGTGGCCAACACGGCCCATGCGAGCATCAACACGGCGCCGCCGCACGTCGCAGCAGCCGGATCTCCGGCTAGCGGTGGCGCGTGGACGGTGGTCGAGACGATCAGCATCACGCCGGCCGATGCGGGTCTCACTCCCGGCGCCTCGGCGCTGGCGACTGCGCGTTTCCCGACCAGCTTGGCGGCGCCGATGGTTACAGCCGCAGGCAAAACCTATGCCGTCGCGATCGATGTCTACGACGCCAGCAACGCGCGTTTGCGCTATGGCTATGGCTATGTCGACAAAACGGGCGACGGGCGTCAGCGCTTCTACGGCTGGTACCATCAGACCACCGGTACCGGCACATGGTCAAACCACCTTGCGACGCAGAAGATCGCGCTGCGCGCCGGCACCAAGGCGCTCACCGATGTGCTCGACCTGCAGGATTATATCGCGTCGATCGATGCCAAGTCCTTGAAGGCTGCGCAGATCGCTGAGGTGCAGGCCCTGATGGAGGTGCAGCGGCTCAACGATGCCGCGCTGGCGACGAGCCTTCAGGTTTACCCACTTGCTCAGACGCCATGGCCCGCCGCCACGCTGACCGCGCCAGGCGAAGCCTATGAGGTGGCGCTCGCCTACAATCCAGCGACGAGCTACTCACGCGGCGAGGTCGGCGTTGCTCTGGTCAACCAGTGCTGCACCGATCAGGGCTATGTGTGGCTTTATCGCGCGCCGACCAGCACGGCCGGCAATGCGCCGCCGACCTATCCGACGGTCGCCAATTACTATTGGGTCGCGGTCGGGCGCATCAATGTCACCGGCGACAGCACGACGGAAGAGACCCAGATCGGGCCTATTTCCGGCGGCCAGGGCGATGCTGATGGCATTTGGGATCGTACCTCTGACCTGATGATCACCTGGTTGAAAGCCGCCGTGAACAACAAGGGCAAGTCGGGCCAGACCGCGCAGGAGATCCGCGACCGCATCATCGCATGGTCGACGACGCAGAAGCAGGAATCGGCGATCGTCGGGCTCGATACGAACAACCTCAATCCGAGCAATCAGCCGAACGTCACCACGTCGGATCAGACGGCCGCGATCATGACCGTCAACCAGGAGGCGTTCGACGCGATCCCGCATTCGCGCAAGATGTTCTGGGGCGGTCAAACCGGGACCGTCGGTACGCGCAATTTCGGGACGATCAGCAAGCTGGCGCGACTGATGCGCACGGCATTCGGCGTCAATTTCTGGGACCATTACGCGGCGCTTCACCCGTATGTGTCGAACCGTAGCAAGGCCGACCTCGATAGCCTCGCCTTGGGCGGCATGCCGCTTTCGATCATGGCCGACGGCACCCACTACGACGACCCGATCGCGGAGCCGGGTGCCCGCGAGAAGGCGCGGCTGGTGCTGTGCATGGAACGTGGCCAGCCCTATGTGCAGCCTGAGCGGATCGTGTTTCCCATCCGATCCTCGGACGCCGTCGCGGCGACCATCGCTCCGGCGCGGATCGCAGGCACGCCGAAACATGTGGCGCTGTTCCGAGCGCCTTCCGATGACGTGGTGCGGCTGACGTCGACCGGCGAGTTGCAGCGCGGCGCCGGCGCGATCAATTTCGAGGTACGCGACTATTTCATCGAGGCCCGTCACCATTACGGCCATCATATCGGCCGGCGGACGCTGGTTCGCGGCATGGCCGGCACCAATCCGGCCAACGGCGGCGCGCGCTTCACCGGGGGGGGCATGCAGGCGCTCGGCACGCCGGGTTGGGATGGCGTGTCGAACGGCAAGAAGATCACGATCGTTGTCTGTGCCCGCTTCCTTCCTGCCGCATCCGGAGGCCTGCTCGGCCCCACCACCTGGCTGAACGTCCTCAATGGCAACGTCTTCCGCTGGATCGGCTACGACAGCGTAGCCTCAATTGGTTCTGTAACGCCGGCAGTTGCCGACTATCCCGATCGCTACAACATGTATTTCTTCACGATCGACACGACGACGGGCGTGCAGCGGATGCAGGCTGCGGCGAATAATAAGGCCGTGGCGACCACGACGCCCACTGCCGACGCGGATCTTGCGCTCAACAACATCCTCAGTCTGTTCAGCTCGACGGCACTGCCTCTGACCAACGTCGACATCAAGTCGCTGTGGATGGCTGCAGATAGCATCGATTTCTCGGTGCAAGCCAACCGCGATGCCTTTTGCGCGACCGGAACGACAGACACCCCCAAGGACCTGGGCGCCACAGGTGTGGTCGGCGGTATCACGCCGTTTTTCTATAACTTAGGCTATTGGGGTGACTGGGCCTCGGGCCGCAACCTCGGCTCGGGCGGTCAAGTCTATCTGTCGACGTGGATCGACAGCAGTCTGATTAGCATGTCGTCGCCGCCGGAGGTGGCGCTGTGATGCTAGATGAACTCGCGGGCGGTGCACGAGTGGCACATGATGCCTTCTTCGCGCCGATCGCCGCACCTGATGCAAAGGCCGTCGCGATCTCTCGCTCTTTCAAGCCGGACCTCGGCGATGCCGCCGCGCAATATGCGCAGCGGCGCGTGGAAAACGGCAGAGAAAAGGGGGAACCGAGCTTGCATAGTCTCAACAGAATACGGCGCTGTGATCACCACCGCAATGGCGGACGCATGAGCGCCGCCGTTCACACCACCACCCACAAAGAACAGGGGGTCGCAATGGCTTGGGTCGAAGCGGCCTTCGCAAAATATGGATGGATTCTGATCGGGCTGTCGTTCGGCTTCCTCGCCAAATACGCGCTGCTGCTCAAGCGCGGGGAGGTCATCAAGCCCTCGCTGGTGCTCGCGGACGTGCTGCTGTGGCCGATGGTCGCGCTGATCGCCTACCACATCGCCAACCAGTTCGGCGCGAGCGGGGAGGCGGCGGCGCTGCTGGCGGCATTCTCCGCGGTCGGCGCCGATCGACTGGTCAAGCTGCTGACCGAGCACTTCTTCCGCCAAGTCGAGAACGACGTCGTGGCCGTGTCGGAACGCGTGCGGGGCGCTGTACGGCAGGAAGTGCAGACCGAGCTCAGCGGGCAGGCCATCATCGATGACACGCTGAGCGGCCGGGCGCCGACCGAATATGCCGCGCTCCGCCCGCGGCCAGATCTCGACGACCTGACATGACCCCCGATCCCGAGCCCGTCGAGCGGCCGGCCGATGCCGACGCCGCCGACGAGCCGCGCCCGGCGCAGACCGATCGCGAGCGGATCCTGTGCGGCCTCGCGCCGCTGATGCCCCCTGATGAATGGAGCGTGTGATGCCCAATGCGACATGGCTTGCCGACGTGCTGCGCGGCGCCGGCCTGAAGGTGGAAGAGCGGCCCGCCTGGAAGACCCGCGGCACGGGCGAGCTCGGCACCGTGCGCGGGGTGCTGTGCCACCACACCGCCGGCGGGCTCAAGGGCAATGCGCCCAGCCTTTCGCTGGTCGAGAATGGCCGGCCCGATCTGCGTGGTCCGCTCTCTCAGTTGGTGCTCGGCCGCGACGGCACCTTCTATGTCGTGGCGGCGGGCCGCGCGAACCATGCGGGCGCCGGCGCCTGGCAGGGTGTGACCGCCGGCAACTCGAGCCTGATCGGCATCGAGGCGGAGAATCGCGGCGACGGATCGGAGCCGTGGCCCGAGATCCAGCTGGACGCCTATGCCCGCGGCTGCGCAGCCATCCTCAAGCACATCGGTGCGCCGGTGACGATGTGCGCCGGCCACAAGGAATATGCGACGCCGCGCGGGCGCAAGATCGATCCGTCGTTCGACATGCAGGCTTTCCGCTCGCGGGTGTCCGCGGCGATGGCCGGCACGACGCCGCCGGCCGCGCCCGTGGCGACGGTTGATCCGGTGCTGGCGATGCTGAAGCGCGGCGACCGCGGCGATGATGTGCGCAAGCTGCAGGATGAGCTCGGCATCAGCGCCGATGGCGTGTTCGGCCCGGCGACCGAGGCGGCGGTGATCGCCTTCCAGAAAGCGAACGGGCTGGGTGCCGATGGCATCGTCGGCCCGAAGACGTGGAAGGCGCTTCTGTGAAGGGCGCCCGCAACCCCGACGGCACCTATGACGGCCGCAAGGTTCTCAGCGAGCTGTCGGGCGGCCGGATATCGCCAGGCGAAGTCCAATCGATCTTCGACCAGGTGAAGGCGAACGGCGAGGCGTGGCGCAACTGCCCGGCGCCACACCACGTCGTCGATCGTATCGAGGGCAAGCTGCCGACCAAGTTCCGCTGCCGGCACTGCGGCGCGACCAAGGGCACCGAGATCATCTTCTATATCGAGGGCTTCGTGGCGGCCGGCGGCGATGGCAAGGCGGTGTGGCCGGAGTGGGATCGTTGACCGGCCCCGGCTGGCCCGACGCGCGCGGCTGGATCGGCATCGGCCAATATGGCCTGACGCTGATCATCGTGATCGCGATCATCTGCCAACCGGCGCTGCTGCGCGTCGACGCCTTCCTGATCCTCGCCACCGCGATCGTCATCACCGGATGGACGGGCAGCGTGCTGGCGTGGGCCTATGCGGCGACCAAGGGCGGTGGCGAGCTGGCCGATCGCAACGCAACCATCGTCGAAAAGCAGGTGAAGCCATGATCGAAGGAGAAGGCAAATGACGCACGTATCGAGCGAAGGTGACGACCGCACTGCCAACAACGCCGTGCGCCACCAGTATCGCGTGCTGAGCGAGCGCGAGAAGGCGCAGATGGTCGCGATCAAGGATGCCGGCGCCGCGCTGCTGGCCCTCATCGAACAGACCGGCAGCAGTCGCGAACTGTCGATCGCCCGCACGAAGACGGAGGAAGCCGTCATGTGGGCCGTGAAGCATGTGACGGCATGATCCCCGGGACCATCCTCGCCGGCGCAGGCAGCTTCGCCATGCGCCACTGGAAGGCCTTCGCCGCCGGCGCCGTCGTGCTGGCGCTGGTCGGCGCGCTGTGGCTCGCGCGACGCGACGCGGCGGCGTGGGAGGAGAAGGCCGGCAAGCGGCAGGAAGAGCTCGCCGGCGAGCGGGCGGCGCACGCGGTGACGCTCGCGTCCGTCCATACGCTGCAGATCTCGATCGAGCGACAGAACGCCGACGCCAAGGCGCGGGCGGCGGCGCTGGAACAGGCGAAGGCGCAGGCGGCGGCCGATGTCGCCGCGGCGGATGAGCGGTGGCAGTCGACGGCCGACCAGGTCGAACGGCTGAAGGCGCTCGCGCGGCAGCCGGCGCGGCCGGGGTGCGAGGCGTCGAAGGCGCTGCTCAAGGAACTGGAGGGGCTGTGATGCGCACTGTTATCAGAATGGCCGCTTTCGCTGCCGCCTTTGTTGTCACGTTCCGTCTGTTAACCGGCTGCGCTACTGTGCCTTCGCCCGGCATCCGCGTCGAGACGGTGGAGGTCGTGCGCGAGGTGCAGCGGCCGTGCCCCGTCACTCCACCCGTGCGCCCGGCGCCGCTCGAGCGCCCGCTTCCCGCCGATGCTGCGGCGCTGGCCGCGCTGCTCGGCGCGCGGCTGGCCGAATGGGCGGGCCCTGGGGGCTATGGCGATCGCGCGGCCGCGGCGCTGGCGATCTGCACGAAGGTGTCGGAATGATTTCCTATTTCCCGCCCACCTGGGTGAAGGCCCGCCACAGCGCCAACGCGTCCAACAACCTGTTCTGGATCGTCATCAATCACGGGATCCCCTGCGCCGGCGCGGTCGATGCGCAGGAGGATTTCGAGGTCTTCAAGCGGGCGATGATATGGGTGCCGGCGCTGATCCTCGCGGTGGCGACCGGTTACTATTTCTGGGGCTGGATCGGCGTCATGTTCGCGATCCCGATCGGGCTGCTGCCGGCGACCTTCACCAACACCATCACGCCGCTCGCCCGCTGGGTGGAATATCGATCGCGTGCCATCGAGACCGAGGTGGCATGGCGATATTATCGACGGGACAAGGCGGCGTACCGGCTCGGCGAGGCGGGATCACTCGCGACCAACTCGCACAGCAAGGGCCGGGCGATCAAGGCGATCGAGCACGACCTCGCGCTGCTGGAGGGCTGGGCGACCGACTATGTGGACAAGCACCGCGCGCGCATCGAGCGGCGCAGCCGGGCGCTTGCGAAGGTGTTCAAGCATGCCGACGATCCGGCGGTGCTGGTCAGCCGGCGGCTGGTGCCGAGCTAGACTGATTCGCGCGGGCGTGGCATAAGAGCCGGGCTGGCAAGCAATGCCATCACACGATGGCCGATAAGGCGGTGGGGCTTCGGCCCTGCCGCCTTTTTCGTATCAGCCGCCGCGCACCGCCAGCGCTTCGTCAAACCACTCGTCCACACGCTGATAGGTATCGACAGCAATCTGCGCGTCGCGACTGCCCTCCATCTCAACCATCTGCTCCGCACCAGAGGCGAGGTCGGCAATTTCAGATTGGACGACGGCGAAAACGGCGCGGGCGTCTCCCTCAAACATGTTCCAGTTAACATGCCCATCCTCGCCGAGCCCGACCTCGTCATCGCTGTCAGGATCGTATCCATATCTGACGCATATTGCCCGCGCCGCCCGCTCGATCGGGGTCATGGGCGCAACCCGGCATCACTATTGAGAAGGTCAGCAACGCGCGCAGCCATCTCCGGTGTGAAAAACGTGCCAATCACGTCGCCTCCGTAGCACATTGGGAAGCGGCCTGTTGAAGGCCGGATTGCCTTGATGGAGGCAAGGGCGCGTAGCGCCCGCAGACTTCATCAAGGCGGCCATGACCGGTCAGCAGGTCTCTAAAGTGAAGTTGTCGACTCAACCCTTTGGAGACTGACCGATCATGACCAAGCGCAGTTCTACTCCCGCCGACGCCGTGCTGGTAGCCATCGATATGTCCAAGCACCGCCAGGAAGTTCTGCTTGAACGACCGGAGGGCGGCCGCCGGCGCCGCATGACAGTGATGGCGACGAAGGCGGATTATGATCGCCTGGCCGACGATCTGACGATCATTGGCAAGCCCGTGATTGTCGGTTTCGAAGCGACTGGCAACTATCACCGCACGCTGGCGCATCGATTGCTGTCCGCCGGGTTTGAGTTGCGCCTGATCTCGTCGGTCGCCTTGGCCCGGACGCGCGAAGCGCTGCACAATGGCTGGGACAAGAACGATTCCAAGGACGCGCAAGTGATCCTGCATATGTTGAGGATCGGTGCGACCCAGCGCTATGTCGATCCGCTGGCAGCCGGTATCAACGATCTGCAGGAGATGTCGAAGACGCATGAAGCCATATCAAAGGCGAAGACCCAGGCCTGGCATAGGATCCTGACCCACTACCTGCCGCTGTATTTCCCGGAGATCGAGCGTTTCGCCGGCAACAGCCGGTCTGACTGGTTCCTGGCGCTGATCGAACGTTTCCCGACGCCGGGGAGCATCATCTCGATCGGCCGCGAAGCCTTCACTGAACAGGCCTGGCCGTTGATCGGTCGCAAGGTCTCCAAGGCCCGGGTAGTCAACGATATCTATGAGACCGCCTCTGCATCGATCGCGCTGCCGATTGACGAGGATTCCACTGCGATCACGATGTTCCGCATGGTCGTCGCTCAGGCTCGTACCCTGATCCAACAACGCAATGAGATTGAGCGGATCGCCCATGACGCGCTGGCCGCGAACCGCGATTATCAGCTTCTGCGGATGATCCCAGGCATCGGACCGATCAATGCCCTGACGATCCTTGCCGAGGCCGGTGATCTGCGCCGCTTCAGCCATCATCGCCAGTTTCTCAAGTTCTGTGGCCTCGACCTCGCTACCTGTCAGTCCGGTATGTTCCGCGGTCGGACCAAGCTGTCAAAGTATGGCAATGCCCGGTTGCGGCGTACATTCTGGATGGCGACGCAGGTCGCGATCCGCCAGCGCGACAACAGCTTCCGCGATAAGCTGGGGCGCTATGTCGCCGGGTATCCCAACGACCCCGATCGCCGTCGCAAGGCGATGACCGCGCTCACCGCCAAAATGGCGCGCGTTGCGCATGCCGTCATCAAGACGGGAACCGAGTACCGTCCGTTCGTCGAACGGGCGGACACCAGATGGAAGGACCCCTCTCTGTGCAGCCGTGAGGGCGCTACCGCGACCCTGTAG